AATCAATGACACATACTTTCTTCTGCCATTTCCCATTGGCATAAATCTTTGTGTAACCGCCAGCTCTTGTTTTAATGATTATTTTACTTCTTGATTTCTTCATTGCTTATAAATCTCCTTGTTTCTTCAACTATTTTAGAATCCCTAGCAAAATCCATTTCAATGTGGCTTTGTGGCAGCCTACCAAACTTTTCCAAAGCATATTTTTCTACCGCTTCTTTTGAAATATCTATGCCGAAATTTATCATTGCTTCTTTAGATGGCGGTTGATAATCTGATAAAGGATTGTCAATGTTATTCATTTCTCATAAACCTCTCAAAATCTTTCCTGCACTTAGGGCATAAATCAATGCTCTCTGTTTCACTGACATAATATTCTTTAAGTCTGATACTATTAATTTGGCTCAATTCCGGTTCCGGTAAAACAATGTTCTGACGAATGTTTGTTACATACTCATCAAAGCTAACCGATTTTTTAAGTTTCATTTCTCTTAAATGCGGTGTTATGCAATCATACCACTTTTTCTCTTTTGGAATATTTATCTCTTTTCCGCACCTGTCGCAAGTGCGCCATTCTTTTTGATGTTTCATATAAACCGCCCTCACTTATCACATTCGATTCCCGGAATGAATGTTCTTTTACCTATACCAGCATCTTCAAAAGTCGTAATTTCTATTGAACATCCGCAACTAACCGGGTCTAATGGACAATTTTCATGGTTAATACATGCGCATAAAATTTCTTTTTCCTGCTTCATCATTCCACCGCCTTTTAAGTCAACCCTAGCATACGTAAAATATCAAATTCTGATATTTCCTCTGCGCCCTCTCTTGTGTGCATAAGAATTTCTTTAAGCCTTTCATTTTCTGCATTGCTATACTTATCTTTGCTATACGCTTCTGAAAAACAATAATATTTGCAATATCCATAGCCTGTACCAAGCATGTTTCCGTGAATGTTCTTCCCGACAATATCATAATATTTTGGTACTTTTAAAATATTGTGTTTTTCATCTAGGATGCATTCATTTTGTACTGCTTTTAGCCTTGATTGAAGAAGTTTCAGAAAATTTCGTATATCCTGTTCCGATTTGGAAATATATAAAATAGTTTCTTTCATTCTTACACCGCCTTAATATCCGCCATTAAATTCCGAAAGCCATTCTTTCAACTTCACATGTGCCCTAGCAAAGCAAAGCTCCATATCGCAATCACTTTCATCAACAATTATTATATCTTCGCCATTACACCTAGCTTTAGGGTAATCATCAGCACAGCCTTTTTTGTAAATCAAAATATTCCAATCACATATTTTACTATAAGTAATTTCAAGATGCATGGGGAAGTCTTTTGCTTTATCATCAAAAAATTTTAAAAATTCATTCATTCTTCCACCAACTTTCTACCGCAGATAGGGCAATAATTGATTTTTATATACCCACTTCCGTATTCATCAGCAGAATTTGTAAATACTAAGCCCGGGCTATTAGTAATGTTGCGTATCTCAATAGCAATTCCAGAATAATTCGGAGATTTTTCGTTGTAGAAGTCCCATTTTGGTATGCCAATTCCTATATCTTCACAAAATTCACACATACTTAGTCCTCGCTCAGTTTTTTGCCACACATAGGGCAATAGTTGATATTTAATGCTCCTGCTCCGTATTCACCTGCACTGTTAGTAAAAACAAGTGCGTTATTATCTGTTATTTTTCGTATTTCTATTTTAATTCCACTAGGAACTATGTCAAAATCTTCTTCTGGTAAGAAATTCCAATCTGGAAGTCCTATTCCTATGTTTTCGCAAAACTTACACATATTACACCTCAATCCCATATTCTTTGAAATAGTTTTCAATATTTTTAGGTATCTCAACACCTAGTTTTTTTGCCTTTTTAAATACTTTTATTTCTTCATTTGTAGGCATATTAACAGTTCTAAACCATTGGTCTATATCAATATGTCTATGTTCTAAGCTATCATTAAAATCTGTACAATCATAAGCTCTTTTAATACATTTGTCTTGTGGATAAATAATATGTGTTTTTGTATCTCTGTAGGTTGTACAGTCTATCCCAGAACTATATTTTGCACATTTTTCTCTGTATTCGCATATATCGCATTCGGTATTTTTCTCTTTATATTTTTGTGACTTGTATTTCTCAAAATCCTTGCACTCATAGTCAAGTGATGTATCATTCCCCTTTAGGCAATTGTAAATCGGATATTCTTCTCCTATTTCTTCATCAAAAATAAAATCTTCATCACAATATTTACAAATCGAGCAATCTTTCATATTGCACCTCAAATTTACCTCACTGTTTGTATTCTTTGATAATCTGCGAAATCCGCCCCTGTGAACACCCCATTTCATCAGCAATCTTTGCTTGCGACCATTTGGCATTATGTAAAGCCATTACCTTGCCTACATCAATAGAGCTCTTTTCCACTGATGTTTTATTAGAAGCATCTGTTTCTTCATTTTCGTTCTCGTTATCTTCTCCAAAAACTTCGACATATTCATCCCGAACCTGTTCTTCAAATGCCTTTTGATTTGCGTTATCTTTCTCTCTGTCCAGTTCCATCGTTGTCATAACGCAATATCCAGCAAGGTCTAGCAGCGTATCTCTTATAGTTTCGTCAGCAACTTTCTGTTCTGCTCCTAATGCCATATTATCAAGTCTGTTCCATTTATCTTCCATGCGAACCATAGCCGCTACAAGTCCATATTTCTTAAATGAACGACTAAAGCTATCGCCATAATCATGATTTTTCTTGACATATGTATCATGTATCTGTTGTAAAAGTGTTTTGTGTTGTTCCAAATTATCCATCTTTCTTACCTCTCACTTAAATTATTAAAGAGTAGTCCGGAATCGAACCGGATAAAACACCATCTGTCTACTCTTCTTCATATTGTCAGGAAGAACTTTAAAAAGCCTGTTTATCAGCTATCCTCGATAGTTTTGAGGATAAGTAGATAGGTGTGGATTTGCACCACACAGGAGTGCGCAACCTGGGTAGCTAAGTTGTCGATTGCACCCAATTCTCTACGGCAATTCCGTTTACCTATTCCGTCACTATCTACCACCCGCGTCGTAACTAGTATTTTTGCGTGGGCGTGTATTGCATTCAGCCATGACATAGACCACCAGTTAAGCCAACAGCATATCACTGACCAAATAAACCGGATAGAGAGGAATCGAACCTCTGCCACTCTGCTTTTTCTCAGAATAATTCGTGTGCACCATCCTTATTCTTACACTTTCGGCTCCGAGGAAGCTCTGCCATTAAGCTACTATCCGAAACCGTAAGTTCATAGCATCTACTTACGGATTGAATTATTTTTGTTGCTATATTTGTATAATTCATACGGACTTTGTTATACCGTTCTCGAACCGTCCCTAATGACGTTTGTCGAGAGCAAATTGATAATGTCAACAGCTAGTTTCTGTTCTTCCATTGCCGACATTGGTTTCTGCACAAGTGTTGACATAACTGGCATAGTAGGTATCGAACCTACGACCCACAGATTAACAATCTGTTGCTCTACCACTGAGCTATATGCCAAAGTTGCATACACCTCTGTATAGGCTTTTAAGATGGTATGCAAGCACCTGTGTGTTATGGGTGGGTGTGAAAGTTGTAATGGAACTACATTAGTCCAGTACGGAAAAAGTATGTAAGTTCGGGCATCGTGGGATAGACACCCGAACAACCACACCGAGCCGTGCGATGGCTCTTTAATCAGCATTCCGCTAGTGTGGGAAAGGAGTTTTTCTCCGCAATTTTGCAAGAAGAAAAACAAAGATGGCATCTTGCCAAACTGGTGCAATGGGATTTGAACCCATGATGTAGCAGTCAAAGTGCTATGCCTTAACCTCTTGGCGATGCCCCATTATTCCGCAAGACTGTTATCGCCTTGCGGTGTGTGATATGTAATATTTCTCAGAAGATACAAAGATATGAAAAAAAATAATTGTTAAACAAGTTTCAAAAAATGTTTCACTTTAAATTGTTGGTGCTCTAATTGCCATATCTCTTCACCTCACTCTTATATATCATTTTCTGCCCTATGCAGTGAATTTTCTGTTGTAAAACCATCAGGATAGCGTTTCTTTAATTTCTTGATATTCGTGTTAAATACATCGTCAAGAGTTATTCCGACCGCAGTACACGCTTCCGCAATCATCCATGTACAATCTCCTAATTCTTTCTTGAAATGGTCTATATCAAATTCGTGCCCCTGATATTCCTTTTGTAACATCCCGGCTACTTCTCCTGCCTCAGATGTTAAACCGAATACTGCATGATGCAGCATATCCGTTTTGTTTTCTGTAATACTGCAAGTTCTGTTTGCAAACTTTTGATACTCATTGCCAGTCATTTTTGTTCTCCTTTTGCTTTAATATTTTATAAAATGCTTTCGCAAACACTTTTCACAGACATAAACATCTTTATAGCCTATAGGTAATTTGTCCTCATCTTCATAAATTGCAAGTTTATGCTTAAGTTTCCACTCATGTCTGCAAAACAATTTTCTGATAATTTCTACTACCATTCAACTACTCCTCAAATCAATCTTGCTAAATGCCAGCCTTTAGTCAAAATATATGTCACGGTAGGCGCTGAACCGGTTTTGTCAAAGTTCCAATCAACTATGTGATTGTGTATCAAGTAAATGTTTCTCACGATATGTTTTACCGGTACATCTCTTTTCATTACTGTAAATAAATCTTTTACCGTATATTCTTTCATATGCTACCTCTTTGATTCTTTACCAGCATTGTATATCCAACATAAAATTTCATATGCTTTCCAAGCAAGCTCTGTAATAACTAAGGCTTTTATCCATACAGGACAACCGATTATAAAAATTAAATATAATAGCGCTATCGTACTTAACATATAAATCTCCTTTTCGCCATTTTTGTTTTTTGAGAATATTTGAGGGACTAAGTGGGGCGAATTTTTCAGCTCTGTCAGAGGGGGACCCCCTGCCGTTGGTGACGGCATCCCGCTTTTTTTTAACTCTTTGATAAACTATTGTTTATCTTACAATTTATCAAAATTTGTACAATATCTAGTGGCTTTTATCCTCAATAACCACTACATCTTGTGGTACTGTGTCAAGTCTTGGAAGCTGGTCGGCTGTCTTTTGTTCGACTTGCTGTACATGAAGCTTGCCATCTTCTCGCCAACCCTTTTTATGATTGAGTGCTGCGAGTGCTCCGGTCGGGTTTCTGAGCGAGAGCGCTTTAGACATCAAAGCCTCTTCCTCGCTATCATAAAGATTTTGCAAAAATTCTGAACCCGACTTACTTAGTACACTACTATCTTTCTTCCACCTGCATATAGTATCACCTGTAATACCTGTCATATATATAAAGCCTTGCTGAGTAGGTATTTTATCATATAGCATACACTCATATATATATATATCACATACATGTTTTACTTTTTCTAAGTCATATGCATTGCAGTTGCTTTGATTTAAGTTACTATACTGATTGTCGTAATCATTACTTTTATAACCGTCAGGTGGTGTGGTCATTTTAAGCATTTTATTGTTTTTGAATACATGCTTTTGAATGTACATCAATGCAGAACTCCATACATTTTGCGGCTCGCTTCTCATGTCTTCTATGCTCTGCTCTTCAAGAAAAAGCTGTAAATATTTATCTACATCATTTTCAAATACATCTATGTTTTGTTCTACATTCTTTACCATTTGCTCACCTCCAGTATTGTTATAAATATAAAAAAGCACCTGTAAAGATATACATTCTACACATACTCTATACATGTGTTTATATATCTCTTACAAGTGCTAAACAGCTAAGTTATTAAATTTTATGCGTTTACTATACACTTAAATTTATATGCTGTCAATACCCTAAATATATTTTTTTGTTTTATATATAATCTACATACTAGCTTTATATGTGTTTAATATAATTTATATATTTATAATATACTGTATTGGCTATATATAAATATATATTTATTTATGCTAAATATACTTTATTGTCTTTTATTTAATATAACTCAGTATAAAGTTTTTTAAAAACAGTAACAGAAAACAGATGCTTGTATGGTGTATAAGAAAACTCAAAAATCTGTATAATTATAGCATAATATTTGTGATAACTGCACAAAATAAGATAATGTGCATCCCTATTTGCTTGTTAAAAATGCAATACAAAAATGCTGTTTTTAAAAATATACAGAAATTCGAGTTAGTGTTTATAAAATTATACAGAAACTAGACTAGATTTATACAGATTTTCGAGTAACGGCATATACCCTATCCGTAACTCAATTTTCTGTATTATTATAAAATAGAACTATATTAAAAAAGCAGCTATATCTCAAGCTGCTAAAACTAATACCCAACTTTTTTATCGATACAAAAAATTTCCGAAACTATCATAGACTGTTTGTGCTTTGCTGATTTCTTCGATATTTTCAAAAAATTTTTTATTTAAACGGACATCATTTCTCACCGTAACGCTAACCATTTCAGCCGCTGGGTCATACTTTGAATATTTTTTTCTATCAGCTTTTACCTTTTTGTAAAAGTCAAGGTGTGCAAGCAAAGCATTCTTGTCCACATCTACCATGTAGAGTTTTCTGCCAATCCTGACCTCTATATTCTGATTTTTTCCGCAAGGTAACGCCCTAACATCAACCCTGCCTAAAGTATCGTTTAAATTTATAATATTTGTCATAACATTCACCTTTGCGGCATTGCCGCCCTTTCTTTATTTGATATACTTATTATACATCTTTGTGCCTTATATGTCAATAGTTTTTTGTGCCTTATTTTAAAATTTTTTCATCGTGTTCCAGCTTTTCAGTTACCGCTAATTTTATGAAATCATTTATGCTTTTATAGCCTAATTTTTCGATGCGGCTTTTTGTACCTTTTATAAATCTACAGTTGACCCGCTCGAATTTATCATCATATTTATATATTGCTCTCCTTCTTGCTTCGCTTGTCTTTAATTCTTTTTGCTCCATGTTTTTTGCCCTCGCTTTCTTTTTATATATGTATATATGATAGCTTGTTTTGTGCCTTATGTCAACTCTTTCTATATATATGTTTCTTTTTGTATATTGTGCCTTATACACATTGCACAAAAAAGATTTTGCTTTGTGCCTTATATTTTAGTTAATTTGCATATTGATTTGTGCCTTACATTATGCTATTATATATACAAGATAAGAAATACAAATAAAACATTTTAGGAGGTGCAAGATTATGGCAAGGACAGGACTTTTAGTTAAGTGGAAGAATGGCACTTTCGCGGATAACGCTATAGATGCGTTTGAAAAAAACAACATTCCGTGGAGATATTCGCATCTCGGAGCATTGGAATGTGACTACTTGAATTGCGGCTTGTTCTTTAAAGTCGAATTTGAAAATATCGAAAATGATATTTTTGAAATTTTGATATATGGAATTTAATAAATAGTAGAAAGGATGGTTAATTTTATGGCAAAAATTAAATTGCAGGGAATAAGTCTGAGGTATGACGGCATAGCTGCAAAAGATTTTTACAACTTTCACCGGTCACAATTTGACTGGTGGGAGCATGGCGGTATTAAAAAGACTTGGACGGATGCGGACGGCAATATCTGCATCATGTATCAATCGGGCAAATGGTGGCATTACAACATTGACAGCAATAAAAATATAATTTTTTGGTGATTGAAAAACATCACTATAAAAGATATAATTATAAAAAATAAAAGAAAGGTTAAAAGGTGACTATTATGAAAAAAACTATTGATTTATTAAATGAGATTATGGAGTTGGGATTTAGCAGAGAAAAAGCACTTGCAGACATTGACGCAAGCCTCGATAACGAATTAGGCTTTGAAAACAGAAAGCCGCTTGCAGATGAAGAAATTTCTGACGAGCTTGCAACTGCAATTTTAGAAGGCTTTAAGGAGGAAGCAGAATGGCGTTAAAAGTTATAAAAATGGTGGGGTATATGGGAACTGCAAGGTTCCCATATGGTTTTTCACTATTTCCGGAAATTCTACCGCTTCCACCATTTTCTACTATTTCCGGGATGGTTCATCACGCTTGTGGCTGGGAGCGTTACCATCCTTTAAATTTTTTTGTTTCCGGAAAAGGTTTTTTTAATCAAGAAACCCAAAAAATTTGGGAGGGTGGTTATAATTTCGGAAAAATTACAGACGAACAAAGAAAAAGATGGCACATTATCGTCGAAAATAACGGAAAGTGTGTCGGCTGGGTCCAAGATATAAAAGAAATCAACTTTTTATCTGACTTGAATTTAGAAATATACATACAGCCGCAAGACGAAGATTTTCAACAAGTTTTCGCCGCTTTAAAACATCCTAAAACTTTTTTGTCGCTTGGAAGATATGAAGATTTAATTCGTGTTGATGATATTGTTGTCGTAGAATTAGAAAAGAAAAACAAAATAGGTTTTTTAAGAAATAACGCATATATTCCAGAACAATTTATTGATAACAAAATTGCGAGCATAGCTTATTTGATAAACAAAAAATACGAATACACTAAAAAAGGTTTTCGGCGTTTTGAAAAAATAAGATGCCGCTATCTTGACAAAGGAACGAAAGTTTTTGCTGAACTTTATGACGGCGAAACGCCAGTTTTTTTATCTTGACGAAAAAGTTATAAATTGATATAATATTTTTACAATAAATAATAGAAACATAGTGGGATGTAAAAAATAATTTATATTTAATTATTTCTATTTAATTTAATAGTACCATATTGGGACGAAAAAAGGAACTCATTTAACAAGTTCCTTTTTTATTATCTTTTTTTAACATTCTCACGCTCTTATATAGCAGATTTACATTTCACCCTCATTTTTTCTATCTTTACATTTGAAAGCCTTTACATGCTCTTTATTTATTCTTTGAGCGTCGTTGTTTTAAGAATTTATAACGAGTTTTTACAATCTTGATTCCACCTCTTTGTTCTGTATATACAATCTTTTTTAATCCAGGCGTGTAAATATATCCGCCTTTTTTGTTTCCGCTCCTGCTACCCAAAAAAATCACCTCTTTTTTAGTCGTTCACTCATTTGCTGCCAGTAGCTCGATTTATAAACAATATCTACATCTATATCAACATCAATTTGAGAACCAAAAACAACAACTTGAATCGGCTCCAATCGCCTGCACATTTCTTTAAAACCTTTTCTATAACATTCTTTCCCATCCTCAGAAAAACATCCGTTTGTCGATACCGCAAGCGTGGAGTGTGCCGGTAAACCATCAAAACAAAAATCAAAAGTTTCTTCACTTCCCCAGCCTACAGTCGGGATAATCTTTAAACCGGCTTGACTTAAACAATAGCTTAATGCCCGACTTCTGTATATTTGCCATATTTTCAATGCAAGTGGCATATCATCATAGAAAGTAAAATCGGGACTGCATATATATTTAAAGTTTTTCAATATATCCATGTATTTACTTGGATTGTTCCAAAGTCGTTCAAACCGTACATCATCTATAAAAAAATGGCAAACACAATTTTTCGGATGCTTTTCTTTACTTACAAGATTGAACGGTACCGGCTCAACATCTTCTAAGTGTGCATAAACCGGAGTTAATTGTGGGAATCCATATCTGCCGACTAAATCAGCACCGGCAATATACCGTTCTTTTAAGACATCCTCCTTTGTGTTCACAACGATAAAATCATTTTCGGGACTGCTCATGTTGTCACCTCACTTTCAGCAATTTGCACATTCACGCTCGCATACTGTCATCTATGTATTGTGCAAAACTTACAAGACAAGCATTTTAAACTTATCTTGTAATTCTATAATACCACACTTAACAAATATTTACAATATCGAATTTTGTTTTTGTAAAATATCCATAAGCTGACCGGCTGACATGAGCGTATATTTTTGCCCTCGCTTTAACTGTATTCTGTCTGTGTATTCATAACCGGTATAGATTTCCACTCCCTGCATCATTTCGGATATTGCGTAAACCCTGCAACTCTTGCTATACTCTGATATATCAAGTTTAAGATTTTCTATCAAGTCATCACACTCATACGATACATATTTGCCTTTTGTTCCTGTTATTGCCATACTAAAACTCCTTTTTATTTGTTAGTATAGCAGTTTTCCTCTTTACTGGCAATTCCTTTACTTATCATCAACGCTCTTGTTAAATAGTCACTATATCGTATCTCAGATATAAGTTTTTCTACTGTTATGTCGGGGTTTGTCTTTTGTATCTGCTCTAATAATTCCTTTATCATGCCACACTCCTTGTTAAAGTTATCATCAAATCGTCAAGTAAATATATCAAATCTGCACCATATAAACTTATCCAGTCAGCCAAATATTCCTCTTGCTGAATAGGCATATATATGTTGTAACTGAAACAAAAACAATGGCATAATTCATGAGCCATTACTTTGCGTAAATAGCCGTTTTTTACATTATCCGATACATATACCGTCTTGTCGTTAAAATCGGTCACAGCAAGGCTAATAGAACCGTCAGAACGCATAAGTTTATCACTATCGCTTGGCACAAATACAATTTGCCACATTATATTGTTTATTATAAACATAAAATCACCTCACAAAATAAAACCACCAACTAAGTATATCAGTTGATGGTTTATAAATTTGAATATCATATTAACAAAGCAAAGTTACTTCCTCCACCTTGTAAGCATCTAATAAAATTTCAGTTATTTTATTAGGTGTACAAAATAACATTTGTGGCTTGTCGAAAAAAGTGCTATGGTAACAAAAACATACACCGTAATGTATGTCCATATTAAATTTATAATTAGTATTAAAGATATAGCCTTCTAAGCTAGTATCATTTATGTTATAAAGTGCTCTATCATACACTTTCTTTATTTGTCTTGCGCTACCTATATAAAGTGTGCTTTCGATTTCCCCGTCTTTATTTATTAAATTATATCTTTTCATGGCTTGTACCTCCAATGTTTTTATTCACTTGATTTCTACGAAAGAAATTGGTAGAATATATTTATCAATCTCTTTCGGATTGGTGTTTTAAGAGTAACTTCTACTTGTCTAGGGTGTCGGTTACTTTTATTTTTTTTCTAAGACCAAATGAATGCCTTGGCGAATAGCTTCAGCTTTTGTAATACCATGATTTTTGCAATACTCTAATAACTTTTCGTGAGTATCACTATCAATTCTAACTTTAACATCATGGTCTTTTTTACAATCAGTTGGTCTGCCTAAGCGTGGACTCATTATCATCACCTCACTTTTGAGTTCCATAAGTCTATTATAACTTATGAGTTCCAAAAGTCAACCCTTTTTTAAAACTTTTTTCAAATTCACAAACCATCAACTGATATTTAGTTTTCAAGGTACAAAACAGGCTACAGATATTGCTATCTATAGCCCTAGATTGTCGGAAAATATTATTCTCAAATCTTAGAAACAAGCGTACTAAGTTTTGTTCTTAAAAGATTTTTCTCTTCTGCGGTCATGTCGCCGAGCAAGTGTGTAATATCTGTTGACAACTCTTTCATGTAGCCGTCAAGGGATTTCATCTTATGCTCTTTATCTTCCTGAGTGTTCCCTTTGTGTAACTCTTTTGTTTCTGTATAATTGCGCTTTGCCCTGTCATAGTTGCTTTCAGAGTAGCTTCTTGACATATTATTGCTACCATTCGCATTGCTTGCAGGTTCGCTGTAATACATCTTTCCTCTATCATCCCTATCCATGTCCCTCATATGCTCTGCTTCTGGGTACATATGATAATAAGGCGGTTCTTCATATCCTCTGCGTGTTCCACGACCTTTTGGGGCGAATCTGCCGTTTGCATAGCGGTAAGCGTCATAATATCTTCTGTCTGGATAATCTTCGTACTGTTCAAGCATACGCATAATATCCTCGTTATCTTCTGCCTTTTCCATAGCTTCAACAATTCTGTAATCTTTGTCAAAACAAGCTATGTTCTTCGCTATTTCTGTAAAATCCTTTAAATCGTCAAGGTTCTGCCCCTCAAAATTGTCAATTCCAATTCCGTCAACCTTAGCCTTGACGCATTCCATTATCTGTTTAGCCCATTTGTGCATATCATCAAGCCTCCTATTTAATTATATCGCTAAAATCCGATGCTCCTTTATGTCTTCTATACCTATCATAAAGGGTGTTGTATTTAATGTTATATTCTTCTGAAAGTTCACCTAAAGTTTTTTTCACGCCGCCTATATTGACATAAACCGTATTTCTTCTGTTTCTTATTTGTTGTTTTGCAGTAGCCCACCTACAATTGTTAGGTTCATAGTTTCCATTTACATCTATTCGGTCAATGGATAATCCTTGCCTATACCCGTTCTTGATAGACCAATTGTAAAAAGTCAAAAAATCATTTGACCATTCCTCACAAACTTTAATTCCACGCTCGCCATACAAATAATACAGCTTTGAATTAGGATTATTGCATCTGTCGCGCATATTCTCCCAAATTCCAAAAATTCTTGTTTTAGACATGCCGTGTTTTTTCATTGATAAGGAACACTTCCTTAGTCTTTTTGCATTTAAGCAACCACAATTAGGGATTGAGCCTTTACTTGCCCTTTTTAATGTCGATGTCCTTCTGCTTACAATATTTCCACAATCGCATTGACAAATCCAGTAACAAGATTTTGAAATATCGGTTTTCCCTTCGTGCCTTTTTAATACTTTTAGTGCACCAAATTTCATACCTGTCAAGTCATTGTACAAACTGTTTCTAGCCATTTTCGCACCTCACTTAATTAACTTTAATTAAATTACATCAAATTATTTTCTTGTTTTCAATAAAAAAATGTGTTAAACTTAATTAAATTTATGAAAGGTGGTACAAATATGCCAAAAAATGAACTGAAGAATCGCGTCCGTTTCTCGACAACTCTTAACAAAGAGGTTGAAAAGAAATTGAAAGAATACTCCAAGCAAACTCTAATACCAATCAGCAAAATTGTTGACAATGCGCTTCTTGCATACATTTCAAGCAAGCCTAGCCAACACGATTAACTGTAATATTGGCATTTGCTACACTAATTTCCTGTGTAGATGTGTTCTTTACAGAAATTGCCTGACAGCATCCGCAAGAAAGCCATACATCCGTAGCCGTAGAAACATTGTTAAATGCTTCAACCGCTGTCGGTGTAGAAATTGCCAGTGTCGATAAATCCGGTTCACCCTCTATTGCAATCGCAAGTGATATAGCCCCTGCCGTACCACCATCAGGAACTGCAATATTTCCGTTAAATTCTACTCTGTACTTTGCACGGCAATTATTTGTCGCACCCTTAACATTGATTAAGCCACTTCCTGTGCGGTGAGTGATACATCCTTTATTGCAAGTTGAAGTCGGTGTATCTGCAAATAATACATTTCCGTTTGTAGCTACATTCTGTACGGCTACATTACTAAATTCAGCCATTTTATTTACCTCTCTTTCATAAAAATAAGGGCAAACATTATAGCCTGCCCTTTGATTATAAGTAATACTGCTTAGCAGACATAATCGAGTTAAACTCAATTAAGATACTCAATTATTCATTTTTGCGTAGCTGCTACTTTTAGCAGCCACATCCTGTATTGCAGCCACATCCATAAGCATAAGCATTAGGATTAGGCACAACATAGGCTGGGATAGCTGTAGGATTTACAGAGTTGACAATCTGCTGTGTCTGTGCACTCATGGCAGAAGTCAGAAGTGCGTTCTGTCTATCCTGTGAAGCAGCTCTTCTCAAATCGTTATTCTCTGCCTGTAAGGTTGCAATCTTGTCATTTGTCAAGAAGTCAAGGATTGCCCTCGTTCCTGCCTGCTGGCTGTCAATAATGTCTCTCGTGTTGTTGTTCATGGTGTTCTGCAAAGCACAAGTGTTGGTTGCCATATTGTAGTTTACACCCTGAATAGCTTCTCTCGTTTCACAGCAGCAGTTGGCGAGCTGTGACTGTAAAGAATTTGTATTCTGCATATTAGCAACTGTATCAGCGTTAATAGCCTGCTGGATGCCGTAGCCTGTCTGCATGATATTTGTGTTAATACCATTAAAACCTGTGAGCATACTGTTGTTCATAGCATAGAAACCGTCACAAAGTCCGTTAGAAATGCCATCAAGTTTTGAAACAACAGCCTGATTATCAAATCCACGCTGAATAGCACTGTCTGTATAAGCGGCGGCAGTAGAACCCATTCCATTACCGTTACCCCAGCCGTTGTTACCAAAACCACCCCAGCCGAAAATAAGAAGAATGACAATCCACCATGCACCGTCTCCCCACATACCGTCATTGTTTCTGTTATTGCCTGTTACTGCCGCAATATCGGCAAGGCTAACTCCGTTGTTAAACATATTAGTTTACCTCCATTTGATTTATTTACAAAATAGGGAACTGGTTTTTATTGTCCGGACAAAACCCTAATATGCACTATTTTTGAATTTGTTTTTGAATTTCCTGTATATTCAATCCCTGTTCATTCATAAAATTACCAAGAATTTGCTGTGCTCCATTCATGTCGCCACTGTTTATTTTCTGCAACATATTTTTTGCCATTGGATTTCCTTGATTTGCCGCTTGCTCTAATGTTTTCATAGCGGCTTCTTTTGGATTTTTTATATTTTTAATCTGATTTAACATCTGCATAATCTGATTATTCATTTACACCGCCCTCCTTTTTTAAAGTCGAAGTTTTCCTTTGAGAAGTAGCACTTTTACACATTTTGTTTTCTAACTCGTCAAATTTATTAAAAATCTCATCAAACTTCTGCATAAATACCGCTGTGCTTTCGTCTGATAGGTCAATTTTCAAGTTTTCGATATTTTCTGTATTATTTATGCCTTGACTGTTTTTAGGCTCTGTATAAGGTTTATACACGACTGTTTTTATTGAGCCGTCTGCACCCCATTGTTTTGCATAAATTTCCGTCAAGTCTTGTTTAGGAAAAAATGCAACTGAGCCGTCCATAGGTACATCATTAGCAGCAATTTGTTCAACTGCTGCCACCATTCTGCCATTTATCCCTGCTTGTATCTGTAAATTCTGCTGTTGTGGTACTTGTTGAACGGGCTGTTGCGGTAACTGCTGTTCCTGAAATCTTTGCATCGGGTTGTACGGATATGCGTTATAACCCGGAGTATAAGTCATCTGTGGTTGATAAGGATTGTTTATCATGTTCTCTCTCCTCTAATACATCCTCAATAACACTAAACAATATTGTTTGAGTTACTAAGTCTAATTTTTGTATTTGTTCCCGTGAGAGTAATCGCTCTCTTAAATCTTCGTCATACAATTCAATCACTCTCCTTTTGTAATTTTATTTTCACACAAAAAAAGCCGCTGAACACGACATAAAAACGACAGTTTTACGACATAAAAGCGACAGTTAGATTTTATTTAGTTGTAAAAGTACGATAAATACGGTATTAGCACTAACATACTGCCATCGGCATGGTGTGTAGTATGTGCTAAAAATTCTTTAATTGTATCTCAATATCTCCATTGACAATTATTATCTTGTCAATTATAGTTTTAAGTATCATATTTTTATTTCTTTTGTCGATGCTGTCCCAAACATCGGCAATTTTTTTGATGTTCTCATAGGCAATACTTTTCTTTTTATTTGCTTCTTTACTTAATAATTCAATTTCAAGTTGTTCTTTTAAACTACTGATAGTATCGTCTGACTGTTTTATTATATTCAAAACATCGTCATTTCCATCTGCGTAAAGATTAAAAAGCCTTTTGCGGCGATATTTTTCCTTTTTGATTTGCGACTGTATTATATCAATTTTACTCTGCTTTGCGATTGGTTTTTGCGATGACAAATTTAAAGATATTTTTATTATCTCAGCTTCGACTTGTTTTTCAATGTCGGTAGCCCATTCTATTGAATTATCGCAGTCTCTATTGTAATTCGGCAAATAAAATAAATCTTTGTTTCGTGAGCAACAGTAAATTTTTTTAGGTGCATCAGATTCACTTCCCCATTTTTGATAACGCATTTTACATCCACACACACCGCAATAACATAAACCTGTCAATAAATTTGGTTCTTTGTTGAGGCTAACTGTTTTCTTTTTTCTTCTGTTTTTCCTCGCTTCCTGTGCAAGCTGAAATCTATCTTTATCAAAAATAGGCTCATGCAAACCTTTATATAAATTGCCCTTATATGGTATCATGCCGATGTTTACTGGACTTGTTAAAACCATTTTAACAGTATGCTCATGCGTAAAATTAAGCATTTTTTTAATTGCAACATCCGAATAGCCGTCGATAAACAAATCTAATGCTTGATTTGCCTGCTCTTTCCGTTCGGGTATAGGTACTAAAATTCCTTTTTCCTTATCATACTTATAGCAATAAGGAGTATTACCGCCACCCATCCAGTAGCCTTGCTTTACTCTTTCCAACATACCGCCACGCATACGCAACATCATTGTGTTTTTATCAAGCTGTGCAAAAACTGCCATCATCTGAGTATATGCTTGCTCCATCGGACTGTCGTAGCTTATACTGTCATGCACACATTTAAACAAGATGTTGTTTGCTTGAAACACTCGTTCGATGATATATATTCCATCAACCATGCTTCGTGACAACCTGTCTAATTTAAAAGCAACAACACACTTCACTCTTTTCGATACACAATCGCTGATAAGTCGTTGCAGCTGTGGTCTGTCCATGTTTGCACCAGTATAACCATCGTCAATATAGTAATCACTGATTATATAACCGTTCTTATTGCAGTAATTATCAATATCTCTTTTTTGGCTTTCCAGCCCGTTTCCATCTTCTGCTTGTTTTTCTGTTGATACTCTCATGTACGCAACACATTCCATCTTCAAATCCTCCTTTTATATAAAAAGAATGTGCCGCATTTATCGTACTTACGACACATTCTAACCTTTTTAAAATATAATGTCAATCAAGGCATGATGTTATGATTTTTACAATATCGGCAGATAAAGTTACATCCTCTGCTTTTATCTCGTTTCCATTTATTGTTATTTTAATCATTTCAAAACCTCCAATTTTTCAATCTTTACTTTTATCTTGTCAACTTTTCTCTGTACAGTTCGTTCACATATCATATTTCTTTGTGCAACTTCTGTAAGTGTTTTTCCTCTTGCAAGCATTGTAAATATATTCTCTTCTTCCTCTGTAAAATTGGCGTTCTTTAAAATTTCATCAAGTTCCGGCTTAGTAAGTTCTGAAAACTTCATAAGCCATTTCTCCTATATTTCTACTTTTGGTACTGCATCAAGCAAGCAGTCTTTACACAACTGCTCTCCGTCATATCCGTACAATTCTTCTACATCTTCCCCACAACAATCGCATATAAAGTGAGGTATATTGCGTTTCGGGCAACTATCCCCAAGACAACCTATTTCGCTAGGACAGTCAACACATTCGCTTTTAAATTTTATCATCTTGCTTACCTCCAAATAATAGATTGTTATTCTTTTTCCATACATCTGTATTTCTAAATTTAGGTAAACAGCTTACAGCTTTTGCTGCACACTTTACGCACAACTTCCCGTCTCTATCGAGTGGGTTTCCGCAGCGATAGCAAAGTCCGTAAGCTGGTCTTTCGCTTCTTGTTATACCTACTTTTTCTTGCTGTTTTCGTATTTCTCTGCCTTTCTTGCGTCTTTTCTCGAGACATTCTTCACAATGTATATGTCCCTCTGCACGCTGTCTTATTTTACACATTACGCAAAGATTTTGCTCATCATAACGCTGTCTTGCTTTTTGATAAACTTGTTTATTGTACGCTTCTTTGCTACCAGCTGTTTTTATTGCGTGTTTAGCATTTACTTTTTCAGCATAAGCTAAACACTCAGGACAAGTTTTTTCACCGCCAAACAATTTGTTTTTGCCGCATTTCGGGCATAGTCCCAGCGTTTTGAAAAACTCTCTATCTTCTCGATATTTCTTCTTTCTTTTTTCGGCACATTTCTTGCATAGAGTTTTGTTTGTCATTGCAGGTTTACCGCACTTGGTACATAAGCTATGTTCTTTTCTTTGACGATAACGCTCTTTAAGCCACTTCTTTTTATTCTCACTATACATAATTTTATGGAGCAAAACCGGTTTTTACTGTGCACAAAACTCTTACTCCTTTCTTAGTTTTAGCTTAGTCTACAATCTCATACTTATCTTCGTGAAATTCTCTATCTTCTTCATTAGAATAGGCTCTTTTACAAGTTGTACAAAATTCTAAAAGTACCTCTATATCTGCGCTGTTCTCATATTTACATCCTTTGCAATCATTCATTGTATAATTACCTCGCTAAATCCTTATTTTTTAACTGCTCCATTATTCCTAATGCTATTGTATGTACTGTTGATTTTTCTACCTGTGGAATATTTTTCATTTCTTCGTATGCTTCAATAATTTTGTTATAGAAATCATCAACAGCCTTGTTATAAGACTGCTTTCTGATTTCACATTCGTCTGCACTTGCTTCGCAAATACATTCTTCGTGCATAGAACAATTTTTACATTCAATCGTCATTCTTTCCACCTGCCTTTACTATCTCGATTGCATCATCCGTAAGCATTTCTTCTGATTTTCCATGTAATCTTACTCCAGAATTATATTCTTTGCTTTGATTTTCCAATTTCTCAACAACCTTTTCCATATCATAGGCTGTTGGCTGTTCTTCTATTGCCTTAATACAGTTTTCTATTGCATCATATACATCTGCACTTTCGCCCCTGAATGGTGCTTCTTGCAATGCATAGTCATTTAAGTGTAATATTAACTTATCCGCATCAATCAATCTCATTCTTCATCACTCCAATCTAATTTCTGACCACAGCCATCGCAATAATCTAGTCGATAGTCGATAAAACTATCACCTGTCTCTGTCTTTGCGCTCTCACCACAGCAAGGGCATTTGTAGCTCCGTTTTCCGTTCTTAACTACTTTCTTCGGCATCTGTTTTTCTCTCGCCGCCCGGCATTCTTCCGGTGTGCCGATTGCGCGGTACTGTTGTACTTCTTCAAGTGCTTTGATTGCCATTTCGTTAGTTTTATAATCATCTTCCGCAAATTTATGTTTGCTATTCTTGTCAATAATCTGCATAAACAGTCGCATATTTTTCAGTTTTTCTACCGCTTCGCTCTCTGTCATATTATTCCTCACTTTCTAACAATTCGGGGTTGTCAAATTTGCAAAATCCTCTATGCTCATTAACTGAAAATGAAACAGCACCTTTATACTTCATAAATGTTAATTTTTCTCCTGTAAGTTCGCATTTGTGCTTTTTATCATTCAAATGCTTACAATTTCCATCACAATAACTCATGCTATACCTCGCTTTCAATCTCTAATACCAAACTCTTTCTTATATTTCTCGGGCATAGGAACACTGTTTCTAACTTCCATTTTGCCTGTTTCCTCGTTTTTTTTATCTTCAAGTGATAACTTTATAGCCTGTTTGTTTTTGTTTGCTATTTGAGCCGATGTGGAGTTTGTATTTACCATTTCTACAAGTTTTCTTATATCATCAGGCATTTTATTCAACTCTGTTGCTCGCTTGACCTCTGTTCTGTATGTCTTTATAAAATTACTGCTCACAACATTTTCATTAAATTCACTATCGCAAGCCCAAATCTTTAACTGCTGTGGTGTTCCTACAGTTTTTTGCACTACTGTCGGCAACTTTGCAAACTCCTGTTCTGAATTGTAGCCACAATTTCTTAACGCTTTTCTGACTATCGACCACGCTTCCAGCTCGTTCAACTCAGATGGTTGTGTCAAAGTCTGCAATATTTCTATAAGTTGCCCCGGTGCAGGTGCAAAACCACTTGTATTCGTAGTCATGTATGCTTTAAATGCCGCCATGACAACATTATTATCATACTCGCTTAAACACATGAGCCACGCATTTACTGCCGCTTCTCTGCTTGGTGGATTGTAGTTAGGATATACAGCCTGTGTCATGGCAAGTAACATTTGAACTTCTTCTTTTGTCATTTTCCTATCCCCCAACTACTTAAAAAATCCGATGTTTCATTTTTCTGTTTAATCTGCTGATTCAGATAACTTTCAAATTTACTTCCAAACAAAGTATCGGGTCGTAAATACAATTCAAATTTAGTACCTTGCCATTCGGCAGACTTCTTATCAATCACTGTCATGAAATCAGAAACCGTATAGCCATCAGCAAATCTCGCCGTTATATGCTTTCTAGTGTTTGCTGTGTTACATCTGTAATGTGTACCGCATTTTTCATTCAGATAAGTAACAATTTCCTTTATATACTCTCCTGTAATGTTCTTTTTATTATTTACAGTATCAGTTTCAGTAACAGAATCAGAAACAGAATCAGTATCAGCTACAGATACAGATGCTTGTATGGGGTATCTGACTGGCTCTTTATTACCATTCTTCACACTTTCTGCAACACTTAAAACATAATTTCTAAATTTTTCGCATTTTATGTACTTCGCCGCTGACATAACCCCTGACAAAGTCTTTGCCGAACTGCTCCAGTTATATTTATACCAATTCAGAATCAGCACTTCTTTTGTACTCTCATTAAATTTGATAACATTGTGTACTTCGTCGAATCTTTTCAATAACCTCAGGCAAGTATCTTTGTTATATCCTGTATCCTCACTCATGCTTTTATAACTTATCTCATAACAACCGCACAAATTTGTCTGAGGGTTTGTGAGCAAGTACAGATAAAAATACTTATCTTCGGGTGTGAACTCGTCTATTACCTTGTTGTCAGTCCAAAATGAAAGCCTTACATTTCTGTAAATCGCCATAATCATCACTTCCTTTTTCTCTTATGTTTCTTCTCCTGTAAATAAATTCCGTACTTTTTCGGAGATGTATATTTTGTCAAATCTACATTAGCAGGCATCCTGTTATATTTGCTTTCAATAAGTGTTTTAGGAAATCTCCCTTTCATTCAATCACCCTCTCTATAAATATATTCATTGCATCTAACCATTTCTGTAATAACATTCGCCAAGTCAACCCAACTGCAATATTTCTTTATGTCCTGCATATCTTCATCGTAATACTCATATTCAATCAGCTTCTGTGAAGTAACCGTACACATTCCATGTATATAGCAAGGTTTCTTCTCAGGCGAACCGAAACCGCCTGTCCCGTATTCGTTTTTTAAAAACGCAACTTTTTCTCTCAAATTATGATTTTCAAGAAAATAATCTTTTACTCTTTTCATTCCGTTTTCAAACCCTGTACCACATAAAGCAAGTGCTTTCAAAGGGTTAAACTCTTTCACTTTGTTCTTATCTTCTAAGAAGTCAAATATATCCATCTGTCTGCTACAAGAATAATTGTCAAAATTCATACTTTTTCTCCCAAAAGGAAACCTCGGTTTTATGTCGCGACAACCTATTCCTTTCTTTGGTTTTTAGTTAGTTATCTTCTTTTCTTTCAAAACTCTCGCAAGGCACATCAAGCAAGCAACCGCATTTTTCGTATTCTGTCACTCCCCAGTATGTCTTGTATCTGTAAGAGTTTTTACAGTTAAAACAGAAATCCTTGCCATTGTTCAATTTGCAACTTGTCTTTTTATCTTCCAACTTTTTCCCAAGACTCTCGTTTATCCTTTTGAGTTCCTCGACCTTTTTCTGCGATTTCTCAAAATCTTCAATGAGTTTATTATATTTCTTCCTACTTAAAATCTTCATTCTGAATCACCTCACTTTCGTAATACTTAATATTCATATTTCCGTGTTCATTCACCCAATCAATAGCTTCTGCGTATGTCACGCCATTGTTTTTCAAGATATAAAGCAGATTATGGAATTTAGGGTGCGTTTCTTTCAGCCTTAAAAATCTGCTTTTTTTCTCTAAGTGACATCCGAACCCACACAGTACACAACCAGTTCTTTGACATCCTGTGGTTTTCAGCAATGGTCTTTCCTTGTCAAAAAGCCCAAAATCAGCAAATGACATCTGATTCTCGCATTGCCCCATAGCTTCATAATCTGTGACTACTTCGCCATAAACTGAACAAATAGGCAGATTGTTTTCTTTGATGTAAAGCAATACATCCTGTTCAGTCCAAAAGCTCATAGGGTTGCTATGCGGTCTGGTATTCCACTTGTACACCCCTGCAAGTCAGGTAGTTCAATATGGTCTAAACATATATTTGCATTGTTACACTCATTACACTTCATTCTGATTACCTCTCAATTCTTTCAGTTTTGCTTCGGCTAATTCCTTTGTTGAAAAATATCTTCCGTCAATATCAATATTTTCAATTTCATAAACTGTCAAATCTCTTATAGCTTTACTCATTACTGCCGTATATTTCGGATTGTTCTTATCAACAATGTAATATACTTTATCGCAAGGTAGCTTGAGAAGTCTGCCCCGTTCTTCTAAGTCCTCATAATCAGCTAACTTCTCAACCATTCTTTTTACAATCTCACAATTACCTGTACCCTGAGAACAGTTATTGCAAAATGAACTGCATGGTATTTCTCTGCCTGTGCAGGAAATTTCGCCATATTCTCTGTTTGTTAATCTCTCCATTCCTACTCCTTTCTAAAACGGACACGCATTCTTATTTTTGTAATGTCTTGCTATTATGTTTTTAATCCATTTAGGCAACATACATTTCCATATAGGAACTCTGAAATTGTAATCAAATAAACAGCCACAATCGTTACATTCGCCCTCGTAACCACACTCTTCTCACCCCATAGGGCAGTTTTCACAATCTCTGTCATACCAACAAGAAATCTCTGTGCAATGTTCCCACTTGTCAGAATTTTCAATAGGCTTTGAATATTTGAATGTTGAAATTCTCACATTTCCAAATCGTTTGTTTATTTCAATGTCTCTATGTGTTTTGAATAACTTCATTTTTACTCTCCTATATCAATAATTTCTTTGCACTCAACAATTTCAAAATCTCTATCCCAAGAAGAGCAACCACTTTCAGCCTGTTTTGCTGTTCTGTATGTTTTAATTGCCGTATCTTTCAATTCATCAACTTTGACAAAATGAAATTCTCTTGATAAACCGCACCATATTTCAGTACGATTTCGTCTCATAACGACATATCTTGTCCTTTATATTCTCAAAACGGACATTCATCTCCTTTCAAATCCTATCAACACTTACTTTTCTTCGTGTTTTCATGTTTATATGTCTTTGTTTCTCATAGCCTGTGATATTCACTAATTCATCACGCTTCTTGCGTATTTCTTCTTTGCGTTTATCGTCCTCAGCTTTCCACTTTATGTATTTTTCGCATACAGCATGGCAGTTTATTCTTCTTTCAGTACAATTCTTACAGCTCATTACATCACCTCACCAGCAAAACTATATTTCCCTCATAGCTGTCTTTATACCTGTGTGCTCTTGCATACACTTCCTGTATTTTCCTGCTGCCATATTCGTTTTTATTTTTCAGATACTCCCCAGTGCGTATATCACGCACCGAGATTTTAGTATCTATTACAAGTAGCTTAAATTCGTCTACTGTCATGTTCTCACCTCACTCTAAATTCAAATAACACATTATGCCGCAATCGGGAAAAATTTCAGTATTCATGTTTCCTCTCGTCGGTTCTAATTCGTCAAGAAAAATTGGCTTGCCGTTGCTATCCTTTAACATTGCGTAACCGACCTGTCTTTCAAGTTCTGACCTTGCCTTAAATACCTCAGGGAAATCTTTACGAATGTTATTCCAATAACCCATGCCGCCCTTGACACAACCAATGCAATTATTATTTGGGTAACCTAAGTCATACATGAGTGGTCGCTTAAAATCAAAAGTCCGTTCAAATAGTCCATGTACTTCTTCCTTAGACAAGCATTTGTCAATAAGTGGAAACTCATGATTTGCTTGCGGATTGGCTTCAATGGTTCGTTCTGCTCGGTTCTTCTCTTTCAAGTCAAATCCCCACACATAAGTCAATTCACAATCTTTGTGTTGTTCTTCCCACTCCTTTCTCACTCTCTTTTTAAGCCAGTTTGTACATGGTGCAAAGTTGTTACTAGGATTTCTAAAACCGCCAAAAACCTTGACGCAATCTTCGACACTCTTATACTCTGCACTACTTAAAATTTCTATTTTCTTTCCGATTGCTTTCTCACAATCTTTGATAAATCTGATACTGTCCTTATGCTGGTCGGCAATGTCTATGTAAATCCATTCATCTACATCCCCTGCTAAATATCCTGCCATAAAACTTGATATTCCTGCACTTATCCAACATACTTTTAGTTTTGTCATAACACCACGCTACAAATACCGTAACATGGATAATCCTAAATGGCTTCACACGCTTTTTACACTCTACTAATTAGGATTTTTCGCTAGCAGTTATACACCCTCTGCATCAACCCGGTTTACCGGGTACTCGTTATTCCTTTCTTAAATCGGATTTGCTTTGTTCTCTTGCTTCTATCCTGTTTTCGATTTTCTTAATAATCTTCTTTTCGTCTATCATATTTACCTCTTAATGTAACTTATAACCAGTCCGTCTTAACATTCGCTCAAAGTAATATTCTGCTGTGTTTTTGTCGGGGTCAAGTTGCATTTCTAAATACCGATTTGTGCAATACTCCATGATGTAATCAAGCCGACCAGTGTTTTTATCGTTACTGCTAAAATTCCATAATTCATTTAGCACCATCAAGACTATTGCGACTGATGTTACAAACAACTCATGCTTTGATGCACAATAAATCTTTGTAGCAATATCAGCTGTATCTTGATACATTTCCAGTGCATCTAGTTTCTTTTCAAACTTCTCAGCATAGTAATTTGCAACAAATCTAACACCTGTATCATCAAGTCTTGCACTTTCTCTCCCCATAACATTGAGTAACTGTTGTGCTTTATTGTTGCTAAATTTATATTTACTGTGTAACACTTCAAGACACGCACTAACTCCTATCGCCCTACCATCAATAATGCCTTGCTCTTTTGCTCTTTCAAGTTCAGCCATAGCACCTTTTTTCTTCTCAATTTTGTTCCTCTGCAATCTCTCACGCCTTATAGCGGCTCTCCTTGCACTCATTTGTAGTTCAACTCCTTAGTTTTTAGATTTGCTCAGCTTTAATTTGTTCAATTTTTTCAAGTACAGCTGTACAGCCTCTGCTACAACCAATAAAGTCTGAAACATAATCTTTTACCATAGTCTCTCCGTACTGCTCGAAATAATCTATAAATTCTTTCTTTGTATTTTTAGTAAAACGGTTTGTATCTTCGTCAATATCTTGTATAATAGCTTTCAAAACTATAAACTCCGAAAAAACTATTTCAATATCAGACGTATAATAACTATACTTTTTCCAAATATCATCAAAAACTTTGGAAGTACAGTTGTAAAAAATTCTTACTGCAAATTTAGCCTTACTTTTCTTGTTCCTTTTCATATACATATCAAAGAAACTTATATCCTCTTTTAACGCTTCAAGTTCTTTGAAATATTCTTCTCTATCTTTAAAAAGTCTTTTAGCAGTTTCTATAACATCCATTACGTCCATATTACACCTCACTATCCTGTGGGAACTGAAAAACTTTCGGATAATTGAATGCAAAATATCTTCCATTTTCGCTTGTTATTTCTTGGAATTTTCTGCATTTCGTTCTCAACATTTCCACAGCTTTAATTGCCTTTTCTTCGGTTGAATAAGTTGCCAAAATGCTATTCATAATCACTTCTGGTGGTTCTGCAATATTTTTAGTTGCAATAATACTATAACTATTGCCATTACCAACTATTGTAAAAACAAAATATTCATATGGAATATCAGATTTTCCATTCTGCGAAATTACTCTCATATTCTCACCTACTTTCTTTTTTCCCAACTTTTTAAATCCGAATCATCAATATTTTTTGTTTCTTCAAGTATTGAAGTTCCTATAGCATACAATTTTTTTAATATCATATGCTCCACTCTTACAAGAAAATCTCTAAAAAGTTCGTTTTCCTTTTCCCAAACAACAATACTCACATTGCCATTAATAAAGTGGTTGCAAGCATATGTTCCTGCTTCATGTTCTTCACCATAATAATAAAAATATAAATTGTATTTTCTTTCAAGCAACCATGGTCGGAGACATGCTATAGTAACATATTCATTTTTAATTTTTATTAAAAAGTCATACTGACTTTTATTTCTCACTATTTTCAATTATTTCTCCTTTCCTAAAACCTCAATTTCCACTACAACTCTCGGATTTTCCTTGTCAACCTCTGTGTGAAAAACGCTGTCAAGAACATCATCCCAGCCATCATTTCTAATGACTTTCGCTATCTGTAAAGCGTCTAAAAACGACTTTTCTGTTGCACTGCAAAGATTTCCTCTGTCATGCATCTTGTTGGCTGCGTAAATGTAGAAAGTGCATTTAATAGGCTTATCAATATGCACCGATGGCAAGCACTTTTTTATTGCCTTTAAGCAAGTCCTGTCATTTGAAGTCTTGACAGAATTTGTATATCTTTTCGTGCGTGGGTTGTACAATCTCGCACCCAACAGTTCATTCAACCCTTTTAAGGGGAATGTACTGTTTTTCTTATCAATCATCACTTTGTATGTCATTATTTCTTTTCCTCTTTCTGTGCTTTCTCTTTTTCTTCTTTCTCAGCTTCTTCAAGCAATGCAGTCATCTGGCTTGCTGTCTTTGGCTGTTCAAACCAATCTGAAACCGTTGTTTCTTTCTGTGCCAAACCGTTGAAAATGCCGATATACTCTGTCAGTTCATCTTCACTGATACTCTCGACAGTGTGGTCTAATCTCTTTTCAAGCATTTCCTTTGTAACACCGTATTTAGCAAAAGCTACAACCATATTTTTAACTTTATCTTTAAAAGGAATGCCGTTCTGCCCTGCAAGTGTCTTTTTACACTCTTTGATGCAGTCCTCAACCAAATCTGGCGGTAAGATTGCCAAAATACGGCTTCTTAATCTTCTTGCACCGTCATTAGCTGTTCTCTCGTAAATATCACGCTGGCTTGTCAACTTTCTGCTGCCGTTTCGTGTTTCCATGATATGTTCAACTGTAAAGTTCTGACTTGATACTGTATTTGTTTCCAAATCCCATGCATATGCCTGCATCTCAGATTTGCCATCTTCGTGCGATAATTCTTTGATACCGTAATCAAGATTGCCGTAGCATCTTGCTAATTCCTCGGCAAATCTAATTGTCACTCCTGTTACAGTCTGTCCCCCTCGTGGATATGCAAAAAACGCTTTATCGGCAAAACCTTTTCTCTGACACGCTTCAATAGCTGTTGCATAGCAATTTGTATAATTTCTCGGAAACTGCTTTGCAAGTAACAATTTTCCCTGTGCTTCTGTTATTGCTCTGCTACTTTCAACTGCGACTGTACCTTGATTTATGTTGTTAAAAGGTACATGATTGTTGTTCTTAACGCTTACTTCATTCATGTTCTATTCCTCGCTTTCCTCTAATTCTTCAAAATGTTCTCTTATCTCTAATCCATCATCATCGCACCACTCGCACCATTCGTGTTCTTTCTCGTCAAAATATTCAAGTCCGGATGCGTTACAATAGTCCGGTTTTATACGGTTTTCATACTGAAACAAGTCATAGTTCCACAATGTATTAAGAACTTTCCAAGCCTGTTCAATGCTTTCAACTTCGACATAAAAGTTTTTAACCGCTCCTACTTGGCAATTATGCCAAACTCTTAATTTGCTCATTCGTTCTATTCTCCTTTTCTTCTTAATTCCTCAACTATTTTCGCCAAAACAATATATTTTTCTTCTAAGTCTGAAATTCTTCTATCTAAAACTTTACCGTTAGTTAAGCTGTTAGATGTAGCAGGAAGCCTTTCAATTTCAAAATCTTCTGCTTTAAAACCAAAAGAATTTTTAATCTGTTGCCACACATCAGAATACATAGCACCGTATGCTGTATATTCATCAATTTCAGCCGTAACCTTATTTTTATATGAAGAAACAAATCTATTCTCGCTTTTCGACAAAATACTTGAATTTAAGTTTTTACGCTTAAAACAATCTGTCATGCTATGTTCATTGTTTTTCTTTACATACTTATCAATAGCCACTCTTAAACGGCTTGTATTTAAAATTACAATATCCATATTATCTCCTTTTCTATTCATATTGTTTCTGTAACCAGTTTGGCAAACCAAGCGTGTTAATAGCACCATTGGTATAACCATACCAGTTCCCAGTTTCTAAACACTCTTTATAAATATTGAGATAAGTTCTATACATATCTCTGCCACTTTTCAAAAAATACTCATTTGCTTCAAGAATGTTTACTGCATACGGGGGTGTTTTTTCCTGTGCTATGAAAATGACTGAGTGTTCGTGCCCTGTCACTTTATCCATAATGTCTTTATAAAATGCCATTTGTAGGTCATACATTAAGTTGATTGCGTCACGCATGAACTTATCGCCGCTGGCATCTGCACAGGATTTATAATCAATCAGAATATGTGCATCTCCGATTTGTGTCTGACAGTCGGGACGGCACTTTATAGTTAAGCCTGTTTCATCATCTTCCGTGAAGTAAGACAGCTCTTTTTTGCCTTTTAACAACTGACTTACAAAAAATGTCTGATATAATGTTTCCCTCATAGCCTTTATCTTTTCAAAATCTTCAAGTGAAATAATGTCTTTGCCCTCATTTTGGTCTTGAAATAAAAGCCACTGAGCCTTGCCCTCTTTGTTTCTTTTGTTCACTTCGGGTGCTATCGCAAATTCCTCAGTGAACTTATCTTTTTCAAGAGCATATTTATGTACTGCTCTGCCAAAAAGCAACGCTGGAGTATCTTCCTGCGGGTTATCTTTCCAGTAACGGAAATGAGCCGGGGACTTTGCAATCTTCTTTAAGTCGGTACTGCTCACTCCCTCTCTTGCCCGATACTCTTTATTATTTATTGTCAACCCTTTCATTTTTCTTTTTCTCCCATCTGTCGGCTTCTTCAATCGCCAACTCTGTGCCAAGTGTTCTTAAAATCTCGTCTGTTGATACATAGTCGTTGTTTTCCAGCATATCTAGCAGAACATCTACACGCACTTTTAAATCTACAAGATTGTTATAAAAGTAAACTGGGACTGCTATGTAACTTTCAAATGTCGTTTCCTTTGGCAAAGATGTTTCGACTTTCAATATTTTCAGAACATCGTCTGCCATTAAAACTCCGTGACACATTAAATCGACTACAACATCAACTTTTGTCGATATGCATATAAGTTCGTTATATACATTAAACGATACACCGATAACTTCCGTTGGCTTCTCCGCATCACTTTTTCTACTTGCGTCTATCATCTATTATTTCTCCTTTCTAACAATCTTTATCTCGTTACCGTTGTTAATAACAAGTTCAAACCTCAGCACTTTTGCTAACTGTTCTATTTCAAAAACTGATAATTCATTTATATCAGTAACAATCTTACTCATATCTTTTCCCTTTCTATTTTTTACTTGAAATCCACGCCCAAACAATGAACAAAGCCATCTCCGTGAATAAAGTTGCCAAAATTCCTAAAGCAAACGGGTTTACGAACATATTTATATGCCTCACTTTCTATTCTTTTGCCCCTGTGGTATAATCTCCTTATCATTTAATAAGGAGGTGAAGTTGTGTTTTTAAAGTTTCAAATATTTTGTACTTGCCATAGTGAATATACTGTAAATGAAGATATATCCACTAACAAAATTGTTTGTCCTAACTGTGGTCTTGAATATCCTCACTCTGCCAAAGTGTTATCTATACTCAAGACTGCTAAAGAAATACCCGAATCGGACATGTTTAATTTTGACGAATGCGGCATTCGCATTATTTCTTTGGAGAAAGATATGAAGAAGCATCAATAACAATCTTCATATAATCTAAAAACCCTTTAGCTTCCGAAGCAGATAAGCCATATTGTGCAATCAATTCTTTTGTAGAATTAGCCAAACAATCTATGGCTCGTCTGTTTTGGCAAAGCGTTGCAAAAAATATAGTTCCATCTGTTGTTTTCAACATTTCGTTTTTTAAAGCATTTTCGATAAAATCGTCCATTTTTATTCTCCTTTCTTTATGTTTCCTCGTCATCCAAAAACATCTGTAATGCCACATCCACATCATCAGTTCCATATTTGTCGCAAATCTCGTCTAAGAACATCTGCTCTGCCACATCACGACAACATGAAAGTTCGTCCATGATTTCTGATATTCTCTGTTCTCTTGTCATGCTGTTACCTCACTTTTCATAAACTTATTAACAAAGTAAATCTGCCCTTTGCCTGTGACCTTAGTTGTGCGTGTTATTCTCACACTGCCATCGGGGTTCTGAATGTTGCTTTCTTTGACTTCAAACAATCCCTGTTCAACAAATCTCTGCTGTGGCATATTTCTCGATGAACCGCATTTAATAAGGAAGTTATTCGTTCTTAACCATTCAAACAACCTCTTTTGTCCGATTTTGTAACCGTTCTGAGAAATCAGCTTTGCTAAATCTCCGACAAGGATTGATGTTTCACTAGCCGATACTGCGTCGGCAAATATTTCTTTCGGTTTCATGCGTTCAATCTGTTTGTCTCTCTCAGCAATCTTATTCTGTGCCACCATAAGTGCTTTTGCCATGAGTTCATCATCCGTCATGTTTTCCTGTCCTACTATGTAACCGCCGTTTTTTCTGATTGATGGAAGAACCTCTGATGTTACCCATTTACGAAACTTCTTTGCATTCGGCTTGTCACTTCTTAAGATAACCGCATACAAACCGCTTTCTGTTATGAAATTTGTTTCACCTGCACGACTGCCTAGATTTAATCTAGTCAGTTCATCTTCATCAAGCCTTTTCGCTACATCAGTAGCATTTTTAATTTCCAACGCCTTGCAAATATCTATTAAGCAAAACATTGGTTCTTCATTTACAAGAGCCGTTCTTACTTTTCCGAACTCTTCATTATTAAATATCTGTAAATCGTTCATAATTCTCCTTTCCGACATTTAAAATTCAATTTAATTGGATTTATCGGGTACAAAAATAAAATCCATTGGAATGCCTGATAAACGGCTCATTTCTTTCAAATGAGATAAGCTCGGCTCAGTATTCCCTTTTTCCCAGTTAATCACTGTTGTTACCGAAACACCAAGCAATTTAGCCCAGTTTTTCTGTGTCATTTTTGCATTTACTCTTACTGCTTCAAGAGAAATCTTCGGCATCTAACCACTCCTTTCTTGATTTGATAATACAACTATAATTCAATCACATTGAATTGTCAAGACTAAAATTCAAAATAATTGGATTTTATATTGAATTTTTTTTAGTTTTGCTATATAATACAAAATGAAAGGAGGATAGCTATGACAGATGATAGGGAAGAAACAAAGCGTATATTTGCCAAAAACTTAAACAAATATATAGCTTTAAATCAGAAACAACAGATAGATGTTGCAAAAGAATTGAACGAAAAGCCTACAACATTAAATATGTGGTGTAAAGGCAATTCACTTCCTGGTACTGGAAAACTTAGAAAGATTGCTGATTACTTCAATATAGGAATGACCGACTTGATAGAAGAAAAGCAATTTGAAGATACCGACGATGAATATTCAGATATTGTGATGAAAATAGGATTGCATGATGAAAGATTTAAGAAATTCATTATAAAGTATGATAAGTTATCAACAGATAAAAAAGAAGTGTTATGTGATTTTTTTGAAAAGTTTATTGATTAAAAAGTTTGTCAAACAAAAAAAGGCAGGGTTTTATTTCCCTGCCTGTTCCTCTTTATAGCCACTTTTTACAAAGCCCGCTATAAGTTTTAAAATCTTTTCGTTGTCAATTTGGTCTACAAGTTCCACAATTTCTCGTTTTAGTTCTTCTTTACTCAAATTTAATCCTCCTATGCGACACATTATAGAACAACTGTTCTGCTATGTCAATCCCCTCAATGTAGGGCAGTGCAACGCCAATTACACCGCCCCTTGCCAAAACTTGATGTTGTCAGATAACTTCTGACAAGTTTATTGTACGGCTTGAGGATAAGGGAAACAAGAGGATTTGGCTGTTATAGTTCGACATTTTATGACTTAATCTGCCATGCTTTGAGCTATGTATTCGCTGACCGGTGTTTTAAGTTTGTTTGGGACTTCATCAATCCTCGACAAATCAAAGCCTATTCTGTAAGCCCAAAATTTTACAATTCCGTTCATATTATCACCTCTTTCTATGAATATACTGTTTCTGACATACTTGCAATGGCATCGCCTTGTAAGGTCTGTTCTTTTTCCAGTACATTTAATCTTACTTCCATGTCACTGTACTGACGGATGTTGTATGTAGCCGTAAACTTGCCGCCTTTTTCTGCATAAGTGACATTTGTAAAAGTGCAGTTTTTATATTCTCCTACTATCGTTCCGTCATCATTTACATATGCAAAAGATGATAAATTCTCGTCTGTAAGTTTTTTACGGAAATCTTCAATTTCCTCAGCTGAAATAAACTCAGCTACTATTGATGTTGATGTGCAAGCATCTGTTACCGTAAGTTCTGTTTTGTCTTTTAATTTGATTTTCATAATGGTCATTCCTTTCTTTGTATAAAAATAAGAGCTGTGAAGCTCTTTAATAAATGGTTTATCTTATTTTCTGTTTGTTAAATAACAGTTTAACTCAGTTCACTTTTGTAAATGTTGCTTCTGAAATAAAAGGTTTAAATGCTTTTTATGATAAAAAAGACAAAATGATGTTTGTATCATTTTATTATCAACATTCTGGTTTATCAAGTTCAGAGGCAACGCTTGTAGTATTAAACGACTCATCTCATGTTCCAGACGGAGTGCAGTATTTCTCATTAAGTTCATGGGACGCAGTAACAGGAAATCCTTGCTTAAGTTATGGATGGATTTCTCTAAACGGAAATATAAATATTTATTGTCCCAAAGGAGTACATTTATCAGGATACGCAAATTTCTTTTATCGTTGCAAATAATATTTAATATGTGTATATACATTGTGTACTCAGTTGGTAATTGGCTGGGATGTCCATATTTAAAGGGCGTAATGTTATTGTTTTATCGCTTTTTATAGCTACAGCTACAACATTTGTATCACAAAATATCAACATATTGCATTGTGTGTTAGGTGTAAAACCTGTTAATATGGCTAATTCATAATCGTTACCTCGTGAAAATATTTGTTTGGTTGTAAAGTTTAATTCTAAATTACACAAAGAACTTGCTGTAGTTATTCTTTGTCTGAAAACATTCCATTCGACTTGTGTACTAAGGTTTTTAGGTGACACTTGTTGCCATATTGAACTGTTATTTATCGCGGAGATACTTTTATCCATCTCATACGCAAAGCTATTTTTAACACTTTTATTTAGCTGTCTTGCATCCGCAACATATCCCTCTTCTGTCGTAACAAGATTGTTTGCAATGCCGTTTGGTATTCTGCCTTGTTCTTGCCACTGAGTTAAAATCCCATTCGCTTTGCCCGCCTGTTGACTTGCACTGTTAATTGCATTAGTTACTATTTTATTCTGTACTGGATTTGTGCTTGTTGTCGACAACTTGCTGTCAACTTCTATAGCTTCTGATATTTCTGTCTTTTTAGCATATGTATTTTGAATGTTGTTACCATCTTCATCTGCTACCGCTTTTTCAACTGCTAAGTTTGCATTTAAGACAGCTACACCATTTGCAACACCTTTTTCAGCTTGAGTTATAAAATTACTGCCAACAATATCTTCTGCTTCTTTTGCAAATTTTTCTGCCTGCTCTGAATAGTATTTTGCATTGTCGGTATCTTCGCCATCACGAATACCGCTCTTGCCAACGCTGTACGACTGAGATAACTTAGCGTCCATATCAGCATTTGTAGCTGACTGAGACGCCGCCTGTGCCGATGCAACCGCATTGCTTTCTGATAATGTTATAGCCGACATAACTTCACTTGACAGCATAGCTTTTGTTATACTGCCGCTTTTAATAGACGCATTCACTTTTCCATCACTATCAATGCTAAAAGCTATCGTATCAGTGCCTTTAAACTCATACTGAGTAATCAAAGCCGACATATCAATGTATTGCTTTTCACCGTTTTCAAGTGTAAGTATAAGTTGTTGTGTCTGTGCGTTATATTCAAAGTTTACGGCTATCTTTTCCATTGCGGTATCAATATTCAATACTGTACCGTTATATTTTGTTATGCTGATAACACCATTTTTGTCGTTAAAAGATATATCAGTTATCATATTGTTAAGCTGGTCTTTATCGGCTTTTGTTGTATCAAGGCTTTCCGCAGTCGCTGAAATAGATACTACTTCGTTATCAATGGTGTCTATTGCTTTATCCATCTTATTTAAGTTTGTTTTACCAAGCGGTGTTGTCAGACTTTCCGACTTATTAAGCCAATTTATTCGGGTGTAAACCTTTACTACTGCCATCGTGTGTCACCTCTTATTCTGCTTTTTTTGTTTCCTCTGTTTCCATAAGGCTATATACATAATTGTCAAATGCCGCAAAGTCTTTCAATACTTCCTCTTTGTTTGCGTTGAATAACTCTACATTCTGAATAGCACGACTGATATTAGGTGCGCCGCCGACTGGAATTGAAGCGTTCATGTACGCCACCTGTTCTTCCTTACCATCAACTGTCAATACACATGCCCCTGTTACTGTAGTTTGTTTGTTTAATTTAACCATTTTATTTTCCTCCTAAAATCTGTTGTTTTAATATTGTAAATTCACCTTGTAAATTTAAAAGTTGAAATTGTAACTGCTGATTTCTCTCTATTTCCTGCTTCAAATCTCTTTTTAAACACTGAGAATACTTAATAAGCGGTGCTATATATTCCTCGTAGCGTATTCCATAGCCGTATTCACTTGTTGGAACTCCGTTAGTATCTTCTTTTTCGTATTTTATGAACCCTGCAAAATCTTTTGAACTCATACCGTTTTTTGATAACTGTTCTTCTAAATCCTGTGCTATCATTCCTGCATGAGTTCTTCCGCTTTCATTGTTAAGCATCATATATGTTTTTGGTGAAGCATCATCAATAATTGCATTTGCATATTGTTCTGACATATCCGATATGTTCATTTTTTCGTTTCTGTCAGATGTTTGTATAGTGCCATTTTTACAATACAAATTTCGCCATTTATAAGATGCTGAACCGCAGTCTGTATCTTCGTTAGATGCTGGTCTTAAATGCAAATCACGATTACTATTCATATCGAGAACAATGCCGTATGCTTCATCGTTAAATACAAACATTTTTGCTTTTGTGTAACCGTGCAATTCTAAGTATCCAGTTGAACCGTTGATTCTTCCGGCTTCTATTGTGTCTCCTATAAGTTTATCACTTTCAACATAACAGTTTGCTGTACCATCATCACTATGTACCTTGATATATCCATAAGTATCTCTTTGGTAGCCGCCTGTTCCCGCTGAAAAACTGCTTCCAGAGATAATGCTTATCATTCCTCCAAAGCCTGTTATGTTATAAAATTTAGCATCACTGGCAGATATGTTTCCTCTGTAATCTGCGTTACCGTTTGCATCTAATTTAAAATTTGTACTGTCGATAACAAGCCTATTTGACTTCAAAATAATCTGCTCTGATGATTGATTTATCTCGCTGCATACATCCCCTTTCGACACTTTGCTACTTATCTGATTCTCAGCCCAAGTAGTCGTAGCATAATTTGTCATATCAGCTTTTGTCTGGTAATATCCCAGTTCTGCACTGTCAGCCTTTAATGTAAGTGCTGTTCTTATGCTATTTTCTTCGTTCTCGGCTCTTTTTACTTCGGCTGTAATTTGTTCCGCTGTGACATTTATTCTACCGCTCAATGTTGCTTCTTCGGCTTTCGCCCTGGTGACTTCCTGTGTAATTGCATCTGCCGTAATTGTCAGTCTGCCCGAAAGTTCTCCTTCGGCATTGCTTGCTCTTATAACCTCAGCTTCAATCTTATTTGCTGTCTGTTCAAATCTTGAACTTGTATTTTCGTCAAGGTCTGTAACCTCTATCAACAGTCCGTCAACACCTTTTTGAATTTTAAGCATTTTTGACTGTAAAGTCATCATTTCTGACGTTTGACTATCTTCGTTTACTCTTAGTTTATTTCCCTTGCTTTCAAACGTATCTTTTAACGCTTGTACTCCTGCCAATGTCCTTGTAAATATAGGTGAACCTACATCGTCATTGTTTTTTGTCAGAATATAATAATCGCCTGTTTCTAAGTACGGCAACCCCTCTAAAGTTGTTGTGTTTGGTCTGTATGTAATTCCTTTTATTTTTGCAAATATATTTTGTCCGATTTTTGTTAAATCTTCTGAGGTCTTATTGTATATCAAAGGATTTCCAGTAAGCATATAAGCATTATCTTTTGTTCCTACAACTTGACCAACATTATCACTATTGCTTTTTACTATAACACCCGTAATAGCTTCTGTTTCATATTCTTCATAAGCTACAGAAATATAATTAGCTTCGTTTTCTTCTGCACTTAAAAGCTCATAATTGCTTTCTTCGGGGTATAAATCCTCAGATGGGTACAATGTTTCTTCGGGATATAACCCCGCACTTGTCAATTGAATTACTTCAAATTTTCCATCACGATTTATTTTTCCAAATCCAGCATTTAATTCACAAATGTATTTTAGTATATCTGTGCCGATGATTTCACCAGTATCGCTAGCATCAAATGTCCTCTCGATAGTTACATCATCATTTATTAAATCCTGTTCTATAAAAGAAATGTTCAAGTGATTTAAAAGACTTTCTCTTAGTTTTTTTAATGTTGTTTTTGCGTAAATACGCTTCGTGGTTGTTTTCCTTTTACATTGATACACTTCAACCCAACGATATAATTCGTTATCTTCGTCTTTACTTGTATTTTGTGCTTCGTATAATTTGCCTGTTGATGTATCAAGATATGTTGTATCTTGACATTCTTCGGGTACTGCACCATTCGCAAAAAACGCTATCCAAGGTGGTTTACTTCCCGAATTATCAATATAATAGTCTCCGTGTTCCCATAAATCATCAATATCTCCGATTGCAACTACTTCTTCATATTCAGATACTACATAGAAAACTTTGTTATACCAGTCGGAAACATCTATTTGTGCATCGTATAAAGCATCATAAGCAACAATTTTTCTATAGTCTTTATCATTAACTCTTTTTGCAGAATCCACACGATATTTACCCATTTTTACAACTACGTCTTTACCATCATTTACAAGTAATTTTGCTGTAAACTCCAATCCTGCAAGCTGATTGTTTTCAAGCTCCGATACCTCAAATTCACATGAGGATGCAATACAACCGCCTAACTGTAAATCTTCACTATCACATATACTTTCTTTAATAGTTACTGACTCTTGATGTAATGTCTCATTTGTTATTGTAAAATTCAAATCAGAAAAATTAAATTCATAGTCATTAAAATAAGTTCCTCTGCCGTAAAAGCACTCTTTTTCACTATCTGTAAGATTAAGCATCGTCTCACCTCGCTAATACTCTATTAACTCAAATGTCGTAGGCAAATATGTCGGTGTTCCCTTATATGTACCACCATATTTCCATTCAACATCCGGTATATAGAAAAATCCTGTTTCGTAATCATTAGTCCATTCATTAAAGTACCTAACACGAACTTTCTTTTCGGGTGGCTCTGCACAATCCTTTTGTTTCATAGCTTTGCGAATGATAGTCATAAAGTTTTCTTTTTTGTCATACCCCATATAGACCGTTGAAAAAGATATGCCATCACGCATATGCTTTAAAACATTTCTTTTTAAATGACCGTTTGCATTGACATAACTATCTAAATCCTGTGCCCTGTCAGCGGTGATACTTAAATTATCTGCCGCAATAAATTGGTCTATCTTTGTGTATTCGTAATTTCCACCGCTATAGCCTGTAGCAATAGAAACAAGACCTTTACTCTTTGAAAATGCCATAATTCTACCTCTAAACTTTTTAAGGTTAATGATTTTTTGCATCAAAAAAGGACAGAATATGTAGTTCTGTCCTTTTATTATCATATCTATGTATCACATAATTTCATATCATGCACAATAACTCATAGCATATTTCTTGACTATATTTTCAAATATTGCTTTAAGTTGTGGCTTTTCGTATATAATTGCAATTTTTGTAGTTTCCTGTTTAATAGCAGTCTTTGTATTGCCTGCCTTTTCCATACGCTTTTTCTTGTTATCCTGTAATCTTTTAAGACTGCAATGTGCTGTTGTCTCCAGTTCGCCGTAAAGCTGATTATAAAGTGTCTGATAGTCAATGTTACTCTTGATTGATATTTCACGAACCCTTGAATTTATTTCGGCTTTCCAATCTCCGATAGGCTCTGTGAATATCTCTTTCATGTTGTCAACTGTCTGCTCAACTTTATTTATCTGCTCTGCCTGCCGTTTTTGTTCAAGCTCCATTTTAGCCTGTTCGTCTGCTATTGCATAAAACATCTGCATCTGTGGAGATAACTGAGAACGATTGATTACAACTTCCTTTACTTTATCTTCTACCTTAACAAAATACTGCCTTGCTGTCTTGCCCTTGGCAGAATGACTTTCCATAGATAGATGCTTCGCAAAATCTGTTGTAAGTCGATAATCCTTACATTTATTACCGTTCAACATAATGTCGAACCCCCACCAATCTTTATTTTCTTCATAAAACTCATTACTCTCAATATTGGTTTTAGCCCATCTTGAAAACTGACTTGGTGCAAGCTCCAAAAAATCATACAATGCTCTCGCTGTAGTGTGACCGCTTTCATCAATCTGTAAAGCAATCTCAATCGGAGTTTTCATATCTATTACATTATTTATCTCATTCATTATGCTGCACCCCCTTGTATATTGCGTTTTTGTTTCATACTTTCCATGTACGGTGTAAGAAAAAGGCTGTCAGTGTCAATTTTTCCATTTTTCAAAACCATTGCATAGAGCATAACATTTATATTTCTCAATATTTCATATTCGTAATTGTCTGACAACTGTTTGGCAAGGTCGCAAAGATTATCCCTTAACGCTACATTTACCCAGTCTGTAGTATGTCTGCGATACAATTCTTTGACATTTCCTTTCATTTCTTTAAGAGTTATAAGCGAACTACATCCGTTTACCATTTCAATGATTTCTTTCCTTGTTTTCTCTAAGTCTAACTGATATTCCATGCGGTCTGCTTTTTCTTCTAATTCTGCTTTTGTCATAATATTCTACCTCGCTTTCAAAATTTGCTTGATTTCCCTATAAAGTAATGATAGAATATATTTATCAATTCCTTTATAGGGTTGTTGTTAGAACAGTTGCGTACTTTCTCAGGGTGATGTAACTGTTCTTATTTTTTTATAGACCTTTGGTATTCACTTTCAATACCGTTTCTGACAACATCTGATTTTGTAATATTTAAGTTTTCCGAAGCCTTTTCCAGTTTTTCAACCATATCTTTATCAAGGCGAACTCTAAACATTACATCTTTACTGTTATCAGATTTTGGTCTGCCTGTTCTTGGCGACATCTTATCACCTCTTTTCTTTTTGTCGCTACAATAAATATAATACTGTAGCCACAGAAAGTCAATACCTTTTTTAAATTTTTTCAAGTTTTTTGATTGTACTAAAAAAGACGGATATTAAATCCGCCTTGTGGTTTTATATGATATTTGTTTTATTTAACTTTTACCTTGCAAGTTGCTGTGCAACCACTTTTCATTTTTAAAGTTATCGTAGCTTTCCCTTTTTTAACAGCCAAAACTTTTCCTTTTTTATTGACTTTAGCAACTTTTTTGTTGTCAGTAGTCCAACTTTTCAATACATCAGGATAAGTTCTTTTCTTTATTTTTAATTTCAGCTTTTCACCTACTTTTAAAGTTTTGCTCTTGCATGATATTAAAACTGTTGCCTTTAATTTAGGTATTTTCTTTATTTCTATTTTTGAACAAGTATAACAATGTCTTGTCTGTTTTCCACTTTTAAAAATTGTAGGTTCTACACTTTCATCCCACAATGTACTCCAACTACTCCAATCATGTTTTGTGTCATCAACTGGAATATCCTTGTATTCTCTTTGAGAGCAATTATAACAATATCTGCTTTCCTGTCCTTTGTTTAAACAGTCAGCTTCTGTCCACACTTCCCAATTAGACCATAAATGTGAGCCATCACCTTGTCTTGCTTTTGTTTCTTCTTTGTAACATTCAGTGCAATATCTTTCCCACTTTCCATCCTCACATAAATAACCATCAGCTTTCCACTCCGTCCATTTATGTATTCTTGTCGCTGGAACAGTCACTTTCTTAGAATCGCCGCAAATAGAGCAATCATACCAATTATAACCCGCCTCAGAACATGTGGGTTTTTCACTAAAACTAGAATCTAAAACCCATCTGTGATTACATATTGCATAAGATGTAGTATAGGTACTGGAAATAACAAGAGTTGCTATCCCTAAAAATGCTACAATCTTTGTAAAAAAACTTTTTCTCATATCCGTTCACACTCCTTTTCAATATTTGCTATATCATACCACATTCGGCACAATATTGCAATATTCTAAGTGAAAAGAGGTTTGCCATACCGCTTCTTGTAATCAGCATTAGCATTCTGTGTTATCTTAACTATATCGCCCTCAGAAACACCCTCGACATACAAAGGAGTGCCGCTACTATTCATGCGGTTTATACTTGTTACAAGACTTGTTAAAACAGGTGTCATAACATTATATACCGCATCTGACACACCTTGAGATACCGACGCAACTATTTGGTCATTGTTCATAACCGCAGTATGACCTTTTAATGTACTTACAAGCTCAGGACCTTTTTCTCTTGCTACAAATAACTGCCCCATGTTCGGCATACCGCCGCTTGCATACTTAGCTATGTTATGCCATGAGCCGTTTTCAAAGATACCGCCTTTTGCTTTCTTTTTAGGTTTGCTTCCAGTCGAAATTTTATTTAAAAAATCAGAGAGATTGTCAGTGAAATTGTTTTTCATCTTAAAAGTAATCTCTACATTCCTTTTTATTGTGCTTTTCTTACCTATATCGGTTAGCAACGGATTTTTCACAACTTCCTTTAACTTGTCTGCATTTTTTACATTTAGCTTTATATTTGCATTTTTAGTCTTAAAATCGTCATAATCCTTTTTTGTTTTATCAAAATTTTTACCTTTTTTGGCATTTGCGGTAACTTTAACTTTTTTACTCGTTATACCGTCAATATCTTTTTTAGTCTTTTCAACTCCTTTGGAATTTATAGATACAGTAGCTTTTTTGCCTGACAATTTATCGGTTTCTTCCCCAACACCTTTTATAGCGTCTTTTTGCTTATTGGTGCTAGTAGTATTACTGTCTACCTTTTTTGTATATTTCTCTACATAGTCAGAAGCTGTATTATACTTTTCATTGAGTTCTTGTTGTGTGTCTTTAAGTGCCCCAAGTTCCTTTTTGTGGTTTTTATAAACTTTTTCTTGGTCTTGTAATTTTTGTGCAAGTTTCGGCACTTCTGTACGCAATTTTTCCATTTCCGTATATTCGGATTTGGTCATTGAAGCTGAGCCACTTTTCCATTTTAAGTTTTTTTCTTCAAGTTCATTTAATCTTTTTGTCTGATTTACAAGATTTATTCTTTCGTTCTTTAATATAGCTTCCGCTTTCTTTGCATCATTTGCCGCTTTTGCTAAATCCTTTTCGTTTTCATAAAGTTTTTTTCCAATATCTTCAAGGTCTTTTTGCGCAGCTTTCGCTTTGTAATACTCTTTCGTTTTTTCAACAAGTTTTTTAAGCTGTTTATAACTTCCTTTATACGCTCCAGTTTCTTTGTCGATATTCTTTTTAAGTCCGGGCATTTGTTTTGAAAGCTCTTTCGACATTCTCTTTAAAGTTTCTTGTTCACCTTTGGTTTTATTAACTTTTTTCGATAATTTATAATAAGCATTTGCTAATACTTCAAGGTCTTTTCCCTTTTTTTGAGCATTTTCGTCTCTTGCTTCAACTTTCTTTAAAGCATCTTTAGTTTTGTTGACCGCTTTTTCACATTCTTTCGCTGATGAATTTAAGTCACCTAATGCCTTATTAGCTTCTGATATATCTAACTTTATTTTTTCATCAGCTTTGCTTTCTACATAGTTATAGAAAGTTACCAACGCCGCTGTTGCCGCAGCTATCCCAACTACACCTACTGAAACACTTAAACTTGTTAAGCCTGCTTTTGCTATAAGCCCTTTAAGCCCTGTTTTGATGGCTGTGCTTATTCCTGCGTCTTTTGCGATTTCAAAACCCATTTTTTCAGCTAAAAAAGCCGCCATTTTCTTAGAAACTTCGCCAGCAATAAACTTTCCTATACCAGTGTATTTTACCAATGCAAATGCCGCCAATAAACCTGTCTCAATAGGTGCTTTTGAAAATGAACCTTTGAGAGCTGAGCCTATCGCACTGACCAACGCTTTTGCTAAACCTAATAAGCTCCAAGTAACCTTGCCAAAATCAATAGCTGAGATAAAATCTCCAATACTTTGACCGACTTTCTCCCACTTCACCTTTTTTAAAGCTGTAGTTAATGTATCTGCAATGCCTTTTATGCCATCACTTAAACTTTTTCCAAGTTCTTGCCATCCATTAAGACCAGTCTGCTTATTTTTCTTATTCATTGTCTTAAAAAAGTCATTTATTCCCTGTCCTAACGCATTTCCAAGTCCTTTAAAATCAAAAGTAGTAATTGCTCCAAACGCTGTCTCAATAGCCGCCCTTAGCTTACTTGCCATTGATTTAAAGTACGACTGCAAAACTCCTGTTTTTATAGCTGAATTAAGTGTACTTGACAAACCTTTTCCAAGATTTACCCAGTTTACTTTTTTAAAAAAGTTTGTTTCTGCTTCAAGCACTCCTTTAATCGAATTTCCAACAGCTTTTCCGAGACCATCCCATTTGAACTTTTTAACAAAACCATTCAAAGATGTACCCATGATACTTGTAATCTTTTTAAGTCCTTTAGTCCACTTGTCTGTATTATTATTCACCCAGTCAATGCCCTTATTTAAGGTTGTCGCAAGTGCTTCACCGATTTCTGTTCCGTCACCTGTGTCCCAAGCTGTTGTAAATAATTTTTCAATCTTTTCTTTGAGGTTATCAGCATCACTTGTCATGCTTTTAAACGCTTTATTCCAGCGTTTTTCATAATCCTCGACAGCATTTATAAGAGCATCAGATAATACGCCGCTAACATTTCCTGTGCCGTTTTTATCCTTGTCACTGTCTTTCTTAGATGTTTCATTTGTCGTAAGATTATTTAACTTATCAAATCCCTGTAACTGCTTATTAAACTTTTTCTGTGCATCTGCCGCATCATTTATACTATCTGCCGCATTGTCGGCACTGTCTGATACATCGTCATAGGTATCTGATGTGTCACTGCCTGTTGAACCAAGACTGCTATCAAACTTTAAACCAAACAAATCACCGATATGTTTCATTAAGTCTTTAACAGCCATTGCCATTGCATTTAACCACGGTAATACTTTTTGTATGACAGGCATAAATAATCTTGATAACATCAAACCACATTGCTTAATGTTTGATTTTAACATTCTAAACTGGTTTGCTGGTTGATTTATTGTGTCTGCTAAGTCGCCCCATGCTACTTTAGACTGCTGTAACATAGTGATAACACGCAAATACTCTTTCTCAGCCTGTGTCATATCAGAAACATTTTTCTTAACACCTAGCCCAAGTGCTGTTTCCTGTAATGCTGCAACTGATATGTCCATGCCGTATTTTTTGACAGCCATTGCCGCACCCGAAAGACCACTTGAAAAGTTTTTCATAACGGTGTCGAGTGGCATATTTGTTAATGAGGACATATCCCCAGCAAGCATTGTCATGGCTTTTGAGGTTGCAATAGATGCCTCACCCATCATTCCGACAGAGTTTGTCATTTGTGCGATTTGAGCTTCAAAGTTTGTAACCTGTGTAATATCAAGCCCAAGACTTGCCGTATCAGTATCTATAAGATTTCCATTTTTATCGGGCTTATATCCTGTCATTTTGCCTGTAAGAGTTGTAAGTCTATCCTCAAAGCTATCCGCATAACTCTTAGCATTATCATAGCCGTATTTTTTGTAATTGCCTTTATTTTCCTGTGCAATCTTGTCTATTGCCTTTTGAAAATAGTTGTATTCCTCAACATAATCACTTGATATACCAAGAACTTTACCAAGTGCACCAGCAACCCTTGACAGCATCATGTACTTGAAATACAGCCTTGCAACCGAATTTCCTAATTTACTAATTTGACCGAGTGCAAGTTTCAAAGGCGATTTCATGTTACGGACATTCTTAGCAAAATTCAATGTTGCCGCACCAGCATTTTTAATCTTACTGATAAAATTAGAAAAACCTGTTGCCGCACTCTTTAATGTACTGCTAAAACTTCTTGTCGATGTTTCGCTTTCTGTCAGTCTAGCTTTGTACTCTGCAAGTTCTTTTTCAGCTTGATTAAGTTGCTGATATGTTTTGTCAAATGTGGTATCACCAAAACCAAATCCATCCGCTTTTAACTGCTTTAAATCTTCTCTCAGTTTATTAACCTTAGTATCAAGACTGTCTGTCTCGCTTATATCTGTATTGATACCTGTTGCACGCTCATTTAAAGCCGCTTTATATTGCTTAGCTTCTGAAACAACTTTTTGCAAAGCAATATAGGCTCTATCCCATTCATCGGTACCCATGCCTTTGCCGCTCACTTCAACATTTTTAAGATTAGCTCTAGCCTGTGATATTCTTTGCGAAAAATCTTCAACATTCGTCTGTGCATTTTGCACTTTAGATATAGCTTCATTTAATGATTTCTGTGCTTGCTCTACCGAATATTTTGCGGTTTCAGGAATGCTTTTAAGTGACTTCTCAATATTCTCTGTAATATTTTGTGTACTGCCTGTATTTTGATTGTCCCATCTAAAAATCGGTATATTAGCTGTTTGAGATGTATTTTGGTTTTTAACACTTTGTATCTTTGTTTCAAGTTCTGCTAGTTTGTTTATTGTGTTAGCAATATCGTATTGTAAACTTTGAAACGCCTTATCGTTTGTTGATGCAGTTCCTATTGCAAGTGCTTTCTGTTCTCTTTCAGCAAGTTTATCTAGCTTAGCCGACAATTTATCATATTCTTTTTCTAAACTGCTTAAATTGCCGTTAAATTGTGTTCCTTTACCTATATTGGAAAACTTGCTTTGTAATTCCTTTATAGCTTCTAACCCTTGCTTAACATCGACTTTAACCTCAGTCTTTGTTTTCTTCTTACCGACATTGTCTACAGTTTTTCCTAAGTCCTCTACCTCTTTAGTGATAGTTTTCAAGCCGCCGACTTTAGCAAGATTTTCAAGGTTTTTACTGATGGAAGTAGTGTTTATACCGCCAAGTGCTTCCGAAAAACTCTGCAATTTACCTATAAGGCTGTCAAGTGCTTTTTCTGCCGACTGTGCTTCTGCCGATACTTTCAGTTCTAAACTATCTAATTCCATCAAATCACCTCATTCTGATTAAATCTCTTTTACTTTTTCAAGACTTATCCAATATCCGTTGTCAGTAAGTCCCCAATTCCCATTGAGTTTGACAATCTTAACTTTTGTTCCTTTTTTTGCAGTACCTTTTTTATTTACTGCCCCCAATTTCGGTTTACTTCTTAATGCCGCATGTTTTGTAACAACCGCCGTAAATTTATAGCCTGCTGTTATAAAACGCTTAAATTCAGTCCATTTCTCGTTACCATTGCCTATAAAAGGTGCTGGACAATCTTTTCCGTTTACATCCCAATGTCTGATAATTGTTTTTGCATTAGGGCACTTACTTTGAATGTATTTAACAAGTTTTCTTGTCGCATACATCTGTTCCCAGTTTGTTTTTAAGCACATATCGCATAATTCAATAGACACTGAGTTTGCGTTTGTACATTTGCCAAAATAAGCCGCTTCGCCTTTTCTTCCGCTTCTGTGGTCGCCACCTACCGCCCATGCTGTACGGCTCATTGCTATTGACTTGCCGACTTTTCCTTTTTTATCAACAAAGAAATGTGCTCCTGCCTGTCTTGTATTGCCATTTGCAAAATAATCAAGATTATTCTGTGCCGTATCTCCTTTATTGCCTGTGTAATGTATCACAATGTATTTGATATTACTTAATGGTCTTTTATTTCCATAACTAATGCTTTTTGCATACTTTGTAGTCATTTTCATTGATTATCACCTCAAAAAATAAGACGGTATGCTTCAATCACACCGTCTTTAATCAGGGCTTTCAGGAAGTCCGCTTTCTCTTAGCAACCTAATTCTTTGCTTCATTTCAAATACAGCGATTTCTTCTTGTCCCTCTTTATTTGAATTATTTTTAATTTTTTCTTCTTTTTCTTCTTCAAGTAAAGGATTTTTAGGATATTTTCCTTTTCCAAAAGTACAAGCTATTGCTTCGACAACATAATAGCCGTTGAGCCATGAAAGATATTCAGATACTTTTACTTTTTCCTGTTCTTTCTCACTATACGCTTCTATGTGCATCTCGATGGCTTTTGGGGTCATATGCATAGCTTCTTTATATGTCAATCCTGCCTTTATCGCACTTGGCAAGATATTTTTTTCAATATTTTCTTTGAAACTTAATTTTTCTTCAAATGGTCTTGTGGAATTTTCGGAGTTTTCTTCGGTTCTTCTTCCTCGGTCTGTATCATGTCGTTCAGACCTATCAAGTCTAAAAAACCATCTTCTGCCATCTGTCCCATAATCATTTCCATAACAGCATAGAAGTTTGTTTTATTTTCACTTATATACTGTTTTAACAATGCCTTTGCATCTTCTATTGATGTTACTGTTCCGTCACTATCTGAGCCTGTACCATGATGCTCAAGTAAGCCTGCATAGAACATATGTAATGTTGTTTGTGGAACATTTGACATTCCTTTAATTATATTTTTAATCTTGTCATTCTCGTTTTCTGCATCTGTTGATGATATAAGTTCTAATAACTTTTCTGTGCTCTCAGGATAAAGTGATGCTTCTAATGAGTATTCAAGTTTATAGTCCTTTTTATTGATATTTATAATTTTATACATATTATTTCCCTTTCCCTTACATTTGTAAGAAAGGGGGCAGTCCTAAGACCGCCCCACTTTTAATCAATTTAATTATTCATCGTATGAGTAAGAAGCGGCTGTATCATCACTAACGCCAGCCGTAACAGCCTTTTCACTTCTAGCCGACTGGCGATTTATTTTTTTGTGAGTGTAATTGCCGTTGGATAACCATTTTCATCCTCTGTTACCGCTACAGTGTAATTGTCCTCAATCCACTTAGGTACTGTCTGAACTGATACCGTAGCCGTACCTGTTAAATGGTCTTCTGTTGCTTCATCCGGTGCAAATGATTCCTGTCCTATAAAACCACATATTCCCTCTGAGCCTTTACCATCGGTGCCATACAAAATAATAAAGTCGAGTTTTTTGCCCTCATTTGAAACCATGTCATCTTTATATGTTTTTTCAAACGCTCCCGGTACTTCCATTGAGCCTGCTGAACGTCTACCCATTTCCTGTGTTTCCACCAAATCTTCAAGCGTCGATGTATCGACCATATTTTGTGAGCCGAATGGCGATGGGATAGACTTTGCCCTCATAAGCAATTTATAAGTACCAGCCCAGTATTCACCCTCTGCCGCACTTGAATTTGGTTCTTTGTAAGCGATTCTTGATTTTAAACCTGTTGCCATTGTATTACCTCCTAATTTTGCGTAAAAAAATAAGAGCTATAAAAGCTCTATATAATATCATTCCAATCAAAAGTTCGTGATGCTCTAAAAGTTGCTGTGTAAACTTTATTTTCTTTTCTAACAAAAGGCATAGGATTTAAAGTAAATGCCATTTGCTTAAATTTATCAGCTATCTCATAAGCAATATTCAAAGCTTCATTTCTACTTTTGTTCGTTGTAATTGTGACCTGTGTTGTGTAAAGCACTGTATCAATATTTATCTTTTCTAAATCTGCCACTTTCTCTAAAGGTTGTACAGATTGTATCAATACAGTTGGGAAAATTGCGTTTCCGTCAGCTTCTTCTTCATTTGTAAAACGAATTTTCGGATATTTATTTTTCAAGCTATTTTCAGCTCTTGCTTTAACGATAGAAAAAATAGTTCTTTCTAAGTTATAAGCCCATTCAGTTCTTGCTTTCATCCGAACACCTTCTTTGCTACTGATATGTAATCAGTAATGATTTTTTGGTATGCCTTTAAAACAGGCATTGTTGCTTCAACACCATGCGTCATTACAAGTGCTCCTGTTTCGTCATAATATCCCCACACTTTCTGAACACCATGACCGACACCGTATGAGCCAATTAAAAAGCCAAATTCCTGCCCTTTTGGATGTGGGCTTGTTCCTGCTTCGCCGTTGTAATAAACACCAGCTCCAAACTCAATAAAAAGAATTTCTTCACCCTCGACAATAAGATTTGCCTGTGAATAACTTCCAAAATTATTAAGTTTTACATAGTTATAATGTTCGGTGTTAGAACCACTTCTAACCCCTTTGCTGTCAAAGGTATAACTTGCGTCTGCTACATTTGTTTCTATAACAGATATGCCAATTTCCGCAAGTGCCTTTACAAGTTCTGTCGTTTTATTCCTTAGCCATTGTTTATAGCTTTTAAGCTGTCTTATAGCCTTTTCTACAGACTTTACCGACAATCCTAATGCTATTGTTTGCTTAGACATAATCACCTACTTTACAACCGCTTTAAGCACATACTTTGTTGACTTCAAAGCCGGCTTAATTCCAACAATAGTAAAATCTGCTGATGTTTCGTCCACTACTTCGTTTTCTCCGTCAGTAAATTCTACTTCGCTATCAAGCCATATTAAATCCCCTTTCTTAAGCGGAAATTTGTTTCTGTCTGTCAACATGATTGCGTCATAGTCAGCAGTATCAAAGCCAAATTCTTCAATCTTTGCTTCGCCACCGCTGAAAGCTATGTTTGCTTTAAAGTCAACTGGTTTAGAAAAGCCAATTACTTCGCCAATAATTTTCGGAATTTTATTACCCTCATCATCAAGATAAGGGATAAAATTGCCCTCATTATCAGTATATCCCTCGTAAAGTATGTTACCCTCGTCGTCTTTTTCATAGATTGTTATTCGTTGTCCCTGCTGTGAATATTTCATAGCCTGTTTATTTATATCAAGCATTTGTTTTTCCTTGCTTATAAATCTGATTTATACCGGTACTGGACAATCCCGAAACAATTCCGACAGCAATAGCATTGAGAATGTCACTTGCTGGGAAATCAGGTATGATATACATACCAATAACGCCCAAGACTGCTCCTGCTATGCCTACAATAACCGGAATAAGGTTATCTTTTATCTGTGGTATCTGCTTTGCCGCATACCCGATAAGATATGTAATCACGACAATGGCAACTACTGTTGATACTGATGTTATATCCATTAGTCTTTACCTCCATTCTTTAAATGAATTTCTTGTATTTCGTTATACATTTTGGTTACCATGCCATTACCGCCAAGTGCGTGATATGCGTTATACATTTCAACAAAATTGTCATACGCATAAGAGGGCATTTCACCAATTTTCATATACTTATCGTGGTATTCGATAAGTTGTACACGCAATAGCAACATAGTTCCTTTGCTATTTGCGTCTTTATCATTTTTTTGTTGTTTTAGAAGCCAAACAATATAGCCCAAAAAAATCGGTAATGCTATTATATATGTTTGTAATAAAATATCTTGCATTTTATATCTCCTGTATAATTTTGATACACCGCCCACCACCCTTTAAAGTGTATCGCCTGCACCATTTTCGTGACCTCACGTATATGGTACGCACAATCTTCTTTTTAATGTTTATAACATTTTTACAAAAGGAAATACCCCGACAAATAAGCTGTCTCTGTCTTTCCATGTTCGACTTACACCATTTTCGCCAAAACTTGCCATAAATTCTTCGCCCGCCTGTGAATGGTCATACACAACAAGATTAACGATAACTCCCTCGAACTGTTTCAAGTCCTCTGTTATCATTTTTTCCGTGTAGCTGTCGGGGTAATTTCTCCTGTTCTTAACATCTTCTGTAGCCTGTTTAATAAGCTGTTCAATGAGCAAATCATCTTCTTTGTTATCAAACACGGCTACATCCTTTGTTGTATCATCTTCATTTGTGACAGTTTCCATATGAAATTGTTTAAGTCTGATTTTGACTTGTGCTAAAATCGTATATTCTGCTTTGTTCAATTCCATATTTAAGCCTCACTTTCTATTCTACAACAATCCAATCCTCTGCAAGCATATCAGCCTGTGATGCAAGCCAGCCCATCTGTACACCAGATGTTCCGACAAAAGCAATTGCTTTATTACCTATCGCATCATGTTCGCAATTTACAATTTCATCATCTCCTGTTTTATAAGAGATGCCTGTTGCCAACTGAATATACTGTTTCTTGCCATTCCAACCTTTTCGTGCAACTTTCTGTCCTGTTTTTAATCTACGGATTGCTTCTCCGAAAGTAAAAGTATGCACATCTAAATGAATTTCTTCATCTTCTGCCACTTTCCAATTTTCTGATGCAATATTAGATAATGTATAAAATACATCTTCTGTTTCTCTTATATCCAATACATTACCATCTTTACAATACATTTTTACTGTATTATCTTCCCTTACCCAGTAGCCACTCCAACTAGGTAATTTTATTTTTTTACCCTGTTTCAACAACTCTAAAGCATCTATGAATTCCATATGATTACCTCCTACAAATTGAATTTCTCGATTAACATACTTTTCAAATCAGCACCGCTAAAACTGTCAGCATCTAAAATTCCGTTTTCAGATGCAAGTGCCTGTAGGTCGGCAGTGCTCATACGATTTATGTCTGTTTTGGTATAAGCAAAAGAAGCCCCCTGTTTATCTTTGGGAACTTTTTGACCTGCGTTATACCATTTTCCGTTGTACTTAATAGTGTGTGTCGCTTTCATGTAGCACCTCCTACATTACTTTCATTACTACAACGCTGTCCATGCCCTCAAAAGTAGGCAATCCAATCATAGATACTACACAATGAGTATTGATAGGATGATTTGTAGCATATGTGTAAACAGCGATACCAGTTTCCACAATAGAAAGATTTCCGTCTGTAAGACTTCCACTTCTTTCCTCAGGAGTTCTGCCAAACACATAATCTCCGAGATACACACCGCCCGATTGAGCACAAATAACACCTGTCGGTACAAAATATTTTGTCTGACCGTCTGCTGGGTCGATGTAAAGTTTGTCGTAAACTTCAATCTCAATGCCATAGCCTTTCAGATAATCAACAACCTGTCCCTGCTGTACTCTAATACCACCTTGATATGCCGCAATTCCAAGTACCTGCTTCTTTGTGTCCTCAGCTTCAAGAAGTTTCTCAAAAGTTTCTGTATTCATAGTAAATCTTGTCAGTGAATAACCTGTTTTCTTTGCAAATGTTCTTCTTGCCTGTATAAGGTCGTCGAGGGGTGTTGCCGTTGTCGGCGCATCCCACTTATCAGCTGGCGTCTGAATTTCGATAAAATGGTCTTTCTTATGTTCCACTCCACTGTCTAATGTATATTCAACATTGTAGTTCTTTCCACCAATCGTAACCGGAATTTTTGGAACTCCATCTGCTGGTGCTAACAAGTTCCAAATCTGACGCTCAGGGACTACTAACGCTCCCTCAATGAGGTTCATAGGCTTCTTGCTAATTTCTCTAAGTACCTGATTTGCAAGGCTAGAGTTTTCAGCACTTTGATAGTTTGCGTACTCCTGTTCTTCTTCCTCTGTGACCATATAACTTTCACGATAGAACGGCATTTTGTTCTGAATGTCGGAGAAACCACCTGCATCTCTTAGCTCTGCCTGCGCATCAAAGTTAGATGCCTTTAACGATACTGGAAGTCCACTTTTGCCTTTGATAAATCTAAGTTCAAGTGAATCCTGTTTTCTTGTTCCAAACTTCTGTCTGCCAAGATAAGGGGCAGAACCTAAAGTTTTTTCATAATTATTCCACATTACACCAAGACTTCTCGCTGTAAATGCTTCTGATAATGGTAATGCTGCCATAGTTCTATTTACCTCCTATTATTCGCCTGCTAATGCTGTTGCACCGTAAAAAGTTACTCTAGGTGTTGCCTTTCTAGCCGCTTCTGCGATTGAAAGTCCTTTCACTTTTTCCCAGTCGATAGTTCCCTGATATACATATGTTCCTGGTGCGTCACCCTGCGTTACATCTACATCTTTAAGCAGATAACCTACGCAATCCTTGTCATTGCTAGGGAATGGTGTTCCCGCTTTAACAATCTTGCGGCCATTTGTGTCCGCATCAGCTACCATCGTCTGCGGTACTATGCACGCCGCACCCTCATAAGGGAAAAATTTCAAAATCCCTTTACTTTGTGTGAAATCTCTTTCAATAGGTTTTCCCATTGTTTACCTCCTATAAAACATATTCATTTTTTGCTTCATTGTTGGCTGATGCTTCTCCGAAAGTTATCTTTTCGGCATTTTCAACATCTGCCGGTTTTTCAGTTCCTTTATCACTACCTGCACTGCTGCCGCCCGGATTTGTCGTATTGTTTGCAATCTCCTGTTCCTTAGCCTGTGCCGCAGCGGTTTCTTTATCAGAGATAATTTTTCCGAGTACTTCGTAGTCAAAACTGCCGTCATCTTTGATAACCTGTGCCGCCTGTTCAGCAGAAATGTTAAACTTGGATGCCGCATTGCTTCTTTGATTTGCAATAGCTTGTGTCTTTTCAAGTTCTGCGATTTTTGCATTTGCAGAATCAAGGTCTTTTTGCAGTCTTTCCGAATCGGATAAATCCTTATCTTTCATGGCTGTGTATTCCTTTTCCAACTCACGCAGTCTTGTCAACTCTTCACTGTTTTTGTTTGCCTTTGCGTTTGCTGCCTGAACATCCTTGCTATTCTCAGCAATGATTTTTTCAATCTGTTCATCAGTCAAACCCATAGCTGTCAGTTCTTCTCTCTTCATAAATTACCTCCGTTATGTCCTACGAATTTTTATACGGTGCAACGACACCGGTTGACATTGCCGGTTTATACGCTCACGGCATTGCGAATTTTTATAAAATAAAAACAGCTACCGATTACTCGATAACTGCTTCATTTTTGTTATTATCATTATTTACTTCATTGTTACTGTTCATTTGTTGCATTATCTCTTGTGCTTTTTGTTCCTGTGCTTCTACATCATCAATAGTTTTCCATAAATTATCAATGTATGGCTGTGATAGCAAGAATGTCTTTTCTGCATCTCCCCACAATCCTACAGTTTTAATGGCTATAAGTGGATGTATACCGCACTGTAAAAGCTGTAACAATGTCTGAGCCTTAGTGTACATATTATCCTGTGGACTGTGATTTATCTGCACATCAAAATCTCTTAAGGTTATACCTAAATCGTGGTCTTTAATACGAATAATATTTAAAGCTACTTTAGCAAGCCGTTTTTCTGCTGACTTAACAATCGGGTCTTTTAACTTTGCTCTAGTTTTAGAAAAGTCCCATCCATTTCTTAGCTGTACAGCCCCTTGCGTATCGCCGCCGCTGTTATTGTTATTTTTGTTCGGTATAGCCAAAATGGATAATGTATTGTCCCACAAGTCATCTTTCGCAACTTGACATTGTGTTTGATTAAGTTCTTGCGTCATAATGTCAACATCTGATTTATTGTCTTTATTGATTGATTTGACCGCAAGTGCATGGCTTTCTTTCATTTTTGCAAATGTTTCTTCGTCAATCTCGCAATTTATAAACTTAACCCAATACTGAACAAACTGTTCAACTCCATCCATTCTGTTAGACTGCATATTGTTAATTGCATCTAACATATCAATAACAATTTCAATATCAGACAATCTTTCGTGATTGTTTGGAAACTCAACGATAGGAATACTTCCAAAACCATGTAGTTTCCAGTCAGATACAACACCATCTCTAATGATACATGAACTTGTATCTGTGTAGCACAACTTGTAATAATTGCCCTCAAAGTCCTTTAATTCTTGTACTGCAAGCATGGGTTCTTCTGTACTTAAATTATAAACTACAAAAGTATTTATGGGTGTAGGACACACAATTCTGAATGGTATGTCGCCATCTGAAAACTGTAACGCTTTGAATGATGTTCCTGTTGCCGACTGCCATTCACCCGACTTAATGTCTTTTTCTTGTTTATTTGCATCTGACATATAGTCGTTAAGTTCATCAACAGCATTATTTACGGCATCATCATCTTTTCTACTCACAAACTGTACCGGCTCCCCATAAGTTTGCCCGACTTTGAATTGCACTATCTCATATGCATGATTTTCTACAATTTTGTTTATAATATCATCATTTGCAACTTTTGTTCTGTACAATACCGGTTGGTCGCCTTTGTAATATCGCCACAAATAATCGATTATTGTTTTGTTATAATAGAAATTTCCGATAGCATCACCGACAACCTTTAATATGTTGTTCTGTGTTATTGTCTCCGCAGTAGTATATAATACTTTTCTGCCGTAATTTCCTTTTATAATATCTCTCAGAGGTCTTGTGTTCCGCATATTCCCTCCTAATATAAAACAGCACCGCTAGATGTTTCTCTTTTTGGTAACGGCTTAACTGTTGTTTCATCCCTTGCAACATCATAAATAACTTGTAAATTACATTTTTTGCATTTTGCAATTTTATTTATCGTTGCTCGCCCATCATATGTAGCGACTTTTCGCCTGCATTGAGGACAATATATCATTTTGCTTTTCATTCTGTTTTCTCCATCAAAAAATGCGTACCGCCTGTTAAAAAGTGATACGCACCGAAAAGATTTTATTTTATTTCAAAACTTCTATGACTTGTTTCAGTTTAGTAATATTTTCTGCTATTTTTTCTGCTGGAACATGAATGATTTTCCAGTCAAGCCCTAAAGATAATTGTATTATAGCTTCTCTTTCTCCTTTATATACATCTTTATGATACAACGAGCCGTCTACTTCTATAATAATCTTTTCTTTTGGAATAGCAAAGTCAACTTTATATTTCTTTATCTTTTGCTGAGGTATTATGCTGTATCCCAACCTCAGCAATTCGATTGCAACCATCGCTTCTGGAATACTGCCGTATAATTCTTGTCTTATTTCTGCAATTTTAATTGCTTTTTCGTACAAACTAAAATCAAAAACTTGTTTTTTAATTTTGTTTACCGCCTTATCAAATTGTTTTTCTTTCGGAGTTTTCACTTCCAAAAGTTCTTTTGATATTTCTTTTTTCTTTCTTATCGTTGTTTTACAATAATCACATAAATATGTAATTGTCCTAGTATAACAAACTCTTCTTACTATTTTCCCACATATAGCACATGGTATTTTATACAAATATGTCCCACGTCTGCCACGACTTCCATAATTCGGGTCATATTCAGTTTCTATACCGTCAAGTTCTGCTTCTATTTTACTCATATTGTCTACTGCCTTTCTGCAAACACCTATTTATTATGATATGGGAAAGATAATAGGCTTTTATCTTTGTCGGGAGCTACCCTATCCCATATTTTTTCATATTACAATTATACTACATATAGTAGTGAACTGTCAATACCTATACTGTATATTGTATTTTATTTATTTTTTCAAATTCTTCCAACGCTTTTTTATGTGCTTTTTTACATCCTCTGTCTGTCATATCCATTTTTTTTGAAATTTCTGAAATACTTTTAAATTTTATATATTTTTCATATAAAATTATTTTATGTCTTTTTTTAGGAAGTTTATTTATTTGTTGCTTTATTTTTTCCTTCAGTGTTATATAATCATCTATGATTTCATCAAGTTTTCGTTCCATTTCATCAATTTTAGCTATGTTTGTACCAATTTTGTCTTGGTTAGGACTTGTCATAACCTTTTCTTCATTTTTTACTGCCGATATACTACAAGACAATTCTCTATATTGTGAAATTTCCAGTAATTTATTATTTATCAGCATATTTAATCTATTGATTTGATTAAGATAGTCTTTTGTCGTCATATGTCAATACCTCCTACCGCTACTAAATGGATTTATAGCAGCTTCAACTTTGGAAATTCTATTTCCTTGAGTTATTCTTAATGCAAAGTTTGAAAAAACATCCGGTACATCATCTAATTGTTTTTTACCCGACACCGAATACTGCTTTAATAATGACATCATTACTCCATATGGCTCGTTAGGTTTATAAAGTGAGGGGTCTTTAAAAATAATGTGCTGTAATATCCAGTTAGAACATTGGAATATCCTTGCTTCTTTATTTGTTTCCGTTGGGGTGTCAGTGATGTTACATATCCAGCCTACGCTCTCAACTCTCTTATTAACTTCCATTGCAACTCTGTCTCCACCAGCATTACGCTCAAATTCGCATTCCTGTACTTTATTATTTACAAGTACACCCGCTGCGTTTCTGTATTGTGCTTCATAATCTGCCGTATTGTCACACACGCAATCAACACAATAATAATCATCACCATATTTTTGAAGCACCGGCAATACAAAATAATCCGTTCCTTTTCCTTTTGTATCACATTGCCCTGTAATAATCTCCGGTTCTCCGTGTGGTAAATTAAGGTATCTGCGTATTTTGTCATCAGGAAACAATAATCCCTCACGCTCAATGGGTTCTTGCTTATACAAACATCTATAAGAGATTTCATCCATTAAAAGTTGTTGGTCTGCAAAGAACTCTTTTGTAAAGCCTCCGTATTCATAATTAAAGTTGCTCTCTCCTGTAATCGGGTCAACATCCGGTACTGCAATCACTTTAACCCTCGGATTTTCCTCATACATATTTTGTATTCTGCCAATAACATCATGTACCGACCACCTAGTAGCAATGTGTATCTCCTTACACGGCTTTCCGTCCGTGTCTTGTGTCTTACGCTGTCTTGCGTCTACCGCATACTTATTCCATAGTTTATCAAGAATAACCGGATTTAAGGCTTCCTCGATGCCGCCTATCATATCATCTACAAGTAAAAATTTACTTGCACGAACTTTACCGGCATTTTTACTTCCTACAGATGCGCATTGCACGCTTGGAAATGGTTTATATTTCCCTATGTTAAACTGTTCCATCTTTGCATTTGTGCTTGTTACTGAAAGTTTTGGAAATATTTCATGCCATGCATATTCCTCGTCATTTGTCACAATGTCGTAAACGCCATCATAATACATTCGTGTAATATCACCGCTATGAGAATAAAACAAACTATAATCTTTTGGAAACCAACCAGCTATGCCCGAATGAAAAAACTTTTCAACCGTACTTTTCCCAGCACCCGGCACTAAGCTAACACATAAAATGTCATATTTATCATCTATCATGCCTTGCAATGCCTCAATAAGCCCAATTTTTACTAATTGCTTTCTTCGTGGCATATAAAATCTGTCTTTAGGCTCTCTTTTTCTCTCTATGTACTGAAAATAACTGTCTACAATTTTGTTTTGAGCTTCATATAATGTTGGTTTATAATATTTATCAATTAAATCATACTCAACTTTATTCTCAAACGCATACTTTTCCAATTTCCATATTGTGCCGCCTGTTTTTTTCATGCAAAAACGCTCTACAAAGTCCTTAGAACGCTTTGTAAGTTGCAATCCATACTGAATATCCTTTTCTGTATTTATTGCCACTCCTGCCGCTTCTATGTATGCATCAATAACACTTTCATCTATTCCATTTTTCTCTATGTAATTTTCATAACTTTGAACTGTTTCTTTAAGATATTTAGATGCCAAAAAAGAAGCACCTCGCTTTCTAGCAAAGGTGCTTATAGACCTCTGCCTATAACTGTTTTAGGGTAGCGACTACAATCAATCTGTAGCCGGTAATACATGTTTACAAAATATTCATTTTCTTGAACGTAAAAAATATTTTTGGGGCTTGAATTGCAAACCAGTCAACCATTTCCTCATTCTTTGCCCATGCACCATCAAACCGATTTGAACTATCAGACAGCCCGCTCTCATTAAGAAAAGCGTGCATAATTTCATGTCTTAAGGTCTTTTTGCGATATGTTTCCTGAGCTTTTTCGTCCATGCCTACAAAATATTTTTCTTCGGACATATCGGCAACTACAATCAACTTGTTTTCTTCTTCACAATAGCCTGCAAGACCTTTTTTCTCCATGTAACTGTCCTCTGATACTTTGTGGATTTCAATTCTGTATTCTGTTCCAAGAATATCTATTTTCATCGTATCATCGTAAATAAGTAACTCGTTTGACAATACTTCTCTTCCTAATTTGGCTTTACCTAATTCCTCTTGAAGCCTTATTATTTCTTTTTCGGTTCCCTCAATTACTTGGTGTTTCATAATCTCGCTCCTCATCCAGTTTATCCGCACGCCTTGTCATTTCAATCTGTGTTCCGTTTTCGTCCCTTGTGCAGACAGATACATATATGTCACAGCCACCACTTGATATGTTGCCAAGTCTTATTTCCGTTTTATTATCATCAAACTTGTAACATTTACGCATTTCTTCAATGCAGTTATTCATTTCTGATATTTTCATAACTTTGCTCCTTAAATCCTTGCAACTATGTGTTCTTTTGCAAAATCTTTTTTAGCTTCATCGTAGATAGCCGAACCGTTTTTATCAGTTTTCAGTTTATCAAATTTGCAAGTAACATTTATGCCATCTTTGCTACTACATTGTGCGTGATAATCAATGACACATACTTTCTTCTGCCATTTCCCATTGGCATAAATC